ATCTTTTGTGCTTTGAACGAAAGTATGTGCGTGGCAAAACCGAACACATACAACCAACCGTTGGCTGCAAGCACTATTGACCTGCATCAAATAAAGTTCCGTGAGAAAAACTTTTATTAAAATCCCCCCACCCGCTTTTTTGACAAATCAGAAAATTCAGGATTAATTTCTATACCTATAAAATCTCTATTAGTGTTTTTACAAGCTACCAATGTAGAGCCACTTCCAGCAAAGGGGTCTAATATTGTTTGTCCTTCATCTGAACTTGCTCTTATTAATTTTTCGATAACATCAACAGGTTTTTGCATTGCTATCCTATTGCCTTTTTCTTCTGATTTTATTACATCAGGCATATATTCTCTTATTGGTCTTTTACCTTTTATTCCGTAAAAAATACCTTCCCAAGTAAACTGCCAACTTTGTGAAGAATAACATCCGCTATGTCTTTGTTTATCCCAAACAATAATATTCTGCAATTTAAAGTATTGCTGATACCTTAAAAGCCAATCACTCATCATTGACCAACTTGTAAAACAGTAAAAACCACCGTCTTTTTTTAATACCCTAAATATTTCAGGCAATACCAAAGGCATTACATTTGAAAATTCTCCAATCATAAATGTATCTCTTGGATTTGTTTTAGTTCCGTATGGTGGGTCTGTTATTACTAAATCCACGCTTTCACTTGGTATTGATTTTAAGATTTCAATACAATCACCCGTGTAAATAATTTCTTTTTTCCCCTCGCTCATTTTAATAAAAGTTTTTTGTTAGTGTTTAAAATTAAATTTCTGCTAATTTTACCGTGCCAGCAGCTAACACGTGCTATAAGCAGGTTTGCCTTGCAGAAATATTCAAATTTAGCACAAATGTTATTGGCAAACCTGCTTATAGCACTATCCGTTATGGGCAACCGTAAGACCGCTACGAAGAACAGTCTTACGAGTCCAAAACATTTTACAAAATGACATTTTTAGCCATATTGATTTCTTTGTTTGAAAGTAGACGATAGCATTGTTCAAATACTTTTTTTGGTGACCAACTAACATAGCCATCTTCGTAAGTAACCATATAGCCATCGCCATATGTTTCTCTGTCTGAAATGTCTTGGTTTTTAATGTTTTTGTAAAAGTCTCTTTCTGTCATTGGAACACCTTTTACAATTTTAGTTCCAACATAGAGTTCCGTATTTGGATACTCTGGTCTTGAGTTGCCCCTGCAAATGTTTGAAGGGTTACAACAATCTTTGGTTTCATCCATAATTATATTTTTATGTAAAGTTAATCATTTTCAAACCACTATTTACGGTAGGTACTTTTCTTTTAAACACGCCGGGCAAATTGCAACCTTCATATTTGAATGCTCACGGTATGACTGCGGACTTCCGCACTTGCACTGGCCAGCAATATTAACAGTTTCTCCCGGATACCCATACCGGTTATTTGCATCCTCGATGTATTGCTTTACGATCTCCCGAAGCCCGGACGTACCGTGTTTCAAATGATCTGCGCCTCTAAGGTACAGCGTGTAATCCATCAGGGCATGCGCTAATATGGATGTGGGAATGCGCTTGATATAATGCTTTGAATATTCGGAACGAATATTATTCAGTCTGTCACAAATATCAGCCGGAACCACATCTTTAATTCCTACAAGCGCACGCTGAAACGGTGGTTTTATCTCTTTAAACCTATCACCCCTACCCTTACTGATATTATTTAATCCGTGCGAATCTACCCCTTTTGACCATCCTTTTGCAAGATCATTATAAATTTTAGGGTTTCGTATAGTTGACAATATCCAACCGTCTATTCCCTTTAATCGTCCGCAGTCTGGCAATGCCTTGATGTGTCTTGTTAAGGTAGCCATATTCAGTGCAGTCTTACGTTGGTAATTCGCGCCCAATGTAGCATGATTGTATTTGATAATCTTATCCTGGAATATGTGATAAAAATAACCACACAAGGTCTGATACCAGTCGTGCCTCCCATCCGACAGGACGCCCATTGTTCTTGATAACCTCATTGGAAAACTGTAACAGTCCGCTGCCTGAAGAACATAAAACTGTGAATCCGGTGACGCTTCCCGTGCCATCAATCTCCATTTCATCGGTAGCGGCATCCATTTATCCAGTTTTATATAATGTAACCGTGCGCACCCGACTGTATTTAACCGTTCTTCATATTGCTTAAAAAATGACTCACCGGCGTATTGCCCCGTATTTTCTTCACATACAATCAGTTCCCAATCAAAATTGACAGACTGTTGACGGCAAAGCGATTCCATTGCAAGCCATACAATATCTTTAGAGTTAAATACTGGTAGTGCAACTGTTAGTCTTGGCATATCTTTGTTCCGATTACAAGGGTTATTTTTGCTCCGGTTTCCTTATTCATAATAAATTCGTGATGTTCTGTAATATTAAGCAGGCCGGAATATCTTTCTTTAATCATTTCAGCATCAGGATAAGTCCTGATATGTGCCGGACTTTTAAAATTTGGCAGCGATAGGATTACCACCTTTTCGTCCGGTATGTTTTGCAGAAACTTAAACTCCAGCTCATCGTCCACATGCTCAAGTGTTTCAAGTGAAATGTAGTGTGTGAACTTTGCGAACCTTCCCGAATCAATCCACCAATCCAATTCTTTATTATAGAATTTAATATTTGGCGACAGGCAACGTTTTCTTGCCTGTTTTATGGCTTCCGGGCTAAAGTCTATACCGGTGTAATTTATTCCGGGTCTATACGAATTTAACGCATCGGCAAACTGACCATTGCCACAACCAAAATCAAGGCATATGCTATTTTTCGGAATGTTGTTTATCACAGCTTTCCATATTTTAATATAGGGAGATTTTTCAAAATGCTTGTGATATGACAAGTTGTTTCCACCTATGCTATAAATGGCATCGTAATATTCGCTTGATTTCTTTGGCATGCTGCAAATATAACTGATTTTAAACCTGATTTATAACTGCGCTGAATAGAAACTTTTCACACACATGTTTCCCCCGTTGCTCAATCCAGAAATACGTGCCGTTTTGTGCTGGCTGCGAACAAAGTCTGAGCCCGCGCCATTTCAATTTTCCGGGAGTTATGCGACCTTTAATCGGAGGCTCAACACTTTTCATACTGCCACGAATCATTGCATCGAGTAGCATATTGGAGTGCCGCACGGCATCATTAATGTATTCGTACTCCCATTTCCAAATATCGTATGCAGTCTTTTTCATATCCTAAAAAGTTGCCTCACTCACCGCCCGACCGGATCGCTTTTTCGGTTCTTTACTCAGGACTTTCGGGGTGTCCATATAACTATTACACAACCATACACCGATTGCCGTTGTAATCACGTGATCGTCATGCTTTCCTTCTTGCGCCTCGTACTTACCCTTGCTTGACATAACAAACCAGTCCATTTCATCGCAAGCCCTGGAGTCACGCTCAATGTAAGCCTGATCCCTAAGCCCGGCATTGAGTTCATCAATGATCATGGGTCGGGTCTTTTTGTTGTTGTGGAATCCGTATAATATCGGTGCGCCCAACCGAACCTTTTCAGGATCGACACGAGCATATAGGTTATCATAATATTCAGATATTTCATTCAGTACCGTTAAACTGTGATCGCCCTCCGAATCCTCGTCAATGTCCAGTGAATTTACCTCAACTGCCAACAAAGCATTGTGATACAATTTGCCTAATTGCGCCGCTTTCCATGCAACGAAGTCCTGGTCTCCGTGGCCGTACCATACCGCAGCAACTTCCGGGTTTCCACCCTCACTCTGATAGTACCGGTCGAATACTTTAATTACGGAATAGTCAGCCCCAGCAGTACGGCCTCCGATATCCATTGCGATGGCGAACCTGTTGGACACTTCCGGCGCTTTCGGTGGGTCAATCCATACCCTCAACTCACCATCCGCCTTCTTCTCAAGTACAATATCTTTCAGCGCATCTTTTCCCTTCATACTTGCGCCGTAAACATCGCCAACAAATATAGGGTCGCAGCAGGTTTTCCTTGCCCGGTTCACATCGGTACTGCGGAAAGCCCTTTTACCCGAACTCATAAATGCTTCCTGCGGGTCGGTCGGGAAATTCTCACCCATTGAAACATCGTCAAAATTCTCTTTGCGTTTGTGTTCGTTGTACCAGAATATCCCTTGCAGGGTCGCCCCCTTTTCCCATCGCCCCCGATCTTCCGGGCGCATGGTGCGGACAAACTTCTCCGGGTCGTCAATCTTCCGGTAATTTCGAGGGTCTTCAAACCAGGGAACGAAGATGGGGGTATAACCATTTTCGCCACGTTCCGCTTTTGTCCATTCATCGTGAAACAGTGTACCTACCCCACGGGCTGTACTCTCTTTGGCAATTAACGTGAATGGCAAATAAGGCACAACGGATGAAATGGACTGTACCAGCTCTTTCGGGTTGGTCATGGCTGTCTTTTTATACAGCCCGATCTCACTGATTTGTGCCATGTAAAAAGAGTAGGCATTGAAGGCTAGCGGGTTCTCAACCGAACCCACGCCTATCATACAGTTACGCTCAACGTATTCCTTATGTTCCTGTGACTGCTGATAAGGCTTTAATGTAATATTGGCAATATTCGTATCGTGCCGTATCGCAAGGAAAGTAAACATTCCACGGACGTGCTTCGCCTTGTCTTTCAGGTCGGCGCACACTACACTGCTCCAGCCCGTCTTCCAAAACGTCTGAATCCATAACATGATTACCTGGAACAAGGTAGAGCTTCCCCATTGCCGTGATTTCAGTACGGTGTACCGCATGGGTCGATTATTCATCAAGTCGTCATACATCACTTTAACAACCTTTCTCTGCGGTCTATTCAGTGTGAATAAGGACGGTTCTGCTGTATCTTTATGCTTGATATAAGCCTGTGTTGCAGCCCAATATTCAAAGTCATACTGGCAGCGCAGTTTCACATATTTAAGGTAGGCCGGGAAAAAGGCTTTGCCAGCGTTTTCTTCACCAACGGTCGCGGCACACCATTGCTCAAGACCTCCGGCTTTAATAACATCTTGAATCCACTCCACTTCCAGCATCCATACCGGGATATTGTGAATAGCTCGCTTGTCAATTCTCAGCGGCGTGCGCTGGATTGGCGAACCCTCACCTTTCACCGGGTCGTAATGAGCAAATAACTCATTGACACGGAGGGTATTTTCGTGTAATATGTCGGGGATGTTAACCTGCATTTTGCGCCATTTTACACATCTTTTGATTCAAGGCGTACGCCTGATGCTTCGTGTACATTTTCTTGTAATACTTTTCGTACACCTTGTCCACGTTACAAATATCAGGTCTGGTTTCATAAACCGAACATTTGTTGTCCACCAACATGCTGCACGAACCGTCCGAATTTATTGGATGCGGAAAATTTCGGAACGCATCTGCAATGTCATTGTCTTCCGGTAGCTTCTTTGCAAACTCGACCGCATTACCTATTGAACGGCAACACGCTCCACACATGGTACAGGGGAATTTCATACAAACTTATTCACGGGCGTTTTGCATTCCCGGTTAAATTCCTGTACTTTATGAATGTCTTTTTGCAGCGCATCGAGTTCCACCTCGTAACTAACAAACTCTGAACGGTGGGTCATAACGTACCGGATCAGCTGACCGGCATACTTCGGGCTGATCAGAAACCTTTTGGCTACCTGCCCGTACATGTAGTTTTTATCGACCCTGGATGCGATGTCACCGTACTTTTCGTGATATTCTTTTATCAGGTCTTGGTAAGCCCTGAATACGGCCAATGGTTTTAGTTTGTTTTCGGTTTTCATATATTATTTTGCCTTTGATAATTTAATTCCCATAATATTACATCTAATGGTGTACGTGTTTCATGTTTCTTATTTAACGCACAGCACATTGGACACGGTTCCAACGTTTCAGAGATCACCTTATTAACACGATATAGGTGTAAGCATTTTTTACATGTATATTTATAATCATATTTTTTAGGTGATCCAAATTGGTAATTAACCCCACCCCTTCTGACCACATAGTCAATACAGCCATGAAATACATTTTTTGGAGCATCTTTTAATATTAGTTCACCAGATTTGTTCATACTGACGACAAATTCATAATCACCCGAACAAAACCCAGGCATAAACAGCGCAATTTCATCGCCATCAATTAACTTTTCCAGTTGTGCAATACGTTTTGGAATAACACATGTCATATCAAATATTTTAAAATACAAATATACGTGATTTTACACATAATTAGCATTACAGGGCGAAATATTTATGATTATTTTTTTGAACGCGTGGTAATTTTACCGCTTTAAAACGCAACAGCAAAACTTATGGCAGAAGGTACATCAAGCGGCGCAGCCTCAACAGGCGCAGCCACAGGTCAGCAGGGTGGAGAATCCGCTGGTCAACAGACACAAACCGCACAACCACAGGCGCAAGCAGGTGGTGAAGGTGGTCAGCAAACAGCCGGTACGGGTGAAGAAAGCGTACAAGCGTCCTTTGAAAAAGCTGCAACACAAACCATCCAGGATTCGGATGACGACTACACTCCGGTAAAGGATTACATTCGTCAGCAGTACAAAGATGACCAGTTTGATGATGATGACCAGGTAGACCGCAAGGCTTACAAGCATATCAAAGACCTGGAAAAGTACCGCACGGATAACAGGGACGCCAACAAAAAGGTAATGACCTTATTTGCGGCGCACCCGGAACTTGTCGGGGCGTTAAGGGATATGGATGAAGGTGCTGACTTCGCTGAAGCCATTGCCTTGAATCTTGACCCGGAACAACGCAAGGCACTCAGGGAGGTTGTATTGGCGGACGACTACATGCCGCAGAAAGACAACTGGAAACAGAAGAAGACCGAAAGGGAACAGAAGTTTGCCGAAAAACAGAAGTGGACGGAAAGTTATTCCGAAAACAGAAAGATTTCTGCAAGCAACCTGAAAGAGTTTGCCACTGAAAACAACATTGATCAGACCGGGATGGAGAGTGTGGCGAAATACGCCGATCAGGTATTGGCCGATGTGTACAACGGTAAGGTTTCAAAACAATTCCTTGCCATGATCCACAAATCCATGAATGCCGATGCTGAAATTGCAAAAGCCGCACAGGTAGCTGAAGTAAAGGGCAGAAATGCGGCATCAGCAAGTAAGGCTGAAAAAGCCGACCCGGTGGGCGATGGATTGCCCGACCTTGCGAAAGGCGGGGAAACGAAACAAGTACCAAAACGAAGCGATGGGGAAAACATGGTATTCGGATTGGTAGATAAATTTAAAGCAAAAACAGAGAAATTCACATAAAAACCAAAAAAACAAGCACATGAAAACACGCAATATTTTATTCACACTGTTAGGCATGGCCGTTTTGCTCGTGTCCGCCATTGGGCTTAATGCCCTGTTTGGCGCACTGGTGGCAGGTGGGACAACCTTCGCCTTTGCTGCCACTGCCGGGGCTGTAACACAGACCACGCCCGACACCGTTGTGGCTGCTGCCGCATCGACCGAATTGCTGACCTCAACCATCTCTAAGAAAATCACGGAGATGAAACCGTCTGCAACCCCTTTGGACACCATTCTGCGAAATCTAAATAACACCGTCAAGGTGGAGTCGTGGAAAACAGAATGGTATAGCTCCGATGTAAGGGGTATCTCCACGACTACTGCTGCTGCATTTGACACTTCAGCGTCAGGCACCGTAGATTCTTCGGGTGCCATGCACACCATTACCGTTACTGACATCCATATTTTCAACGTGGACGACAACGTACTGGTTCAAGGCATCAACGGTGGTGACAATAAAGACCTGGTTGTGCATATTGTAGGTAAGACTACAAGCCCAAAAACCATTACCGTTATCGCAATTAACGGAACCGGCGTGGATGAGGAAGATATTCCCGATATTCCATCAGGAACCACGATCATCAGGATTGGTAATGCGAAGAACGAAAACGATGCGCAGACCACGCCGTACACCACGTTCCCGCAGAAGACCTATAACTACTGTCAGATTCATATGGCACAGATCGAAGAAGGTGCTTACCTTGCTTTACACGCCAAAGAGGTGAATTGGGACATTACCGACTACCGTATGCAAGCCCTGTATGACATGAGGCGTTCCTTCGAGTTGACCTCATTGTTAGGTGCAAGGGGGCTTAAGTACGACCCGGTCGGTGAAGACTGGAAATATTTCTCCGGTGGTATCTACCGTTATATTCCGACCAGCCTTGAATACCCGTCTGGCGCGTTAACCGACAAGACATTCAACGGTTGGGCAAGGGACATTTTCAATGGTAATGCCGGTAGCGACTCCAGGATTCTGTTCGTTGGTAAAGACCTGATGACCGAAATGGCATCCGTGTCTACCATCCAGAAACAGATCGAGGCTAAAGCTACTGAGGTTAAGTTCGGGGTTAAATTCAACGTGATTGAAACCAACTTTGGAACACTGAACGTGAAGCACCACAGTTTATTCAACGAAATTGGATGGGCTGGTAAGGGTATGGTGCTTGATGTGAATAACATTGAGCGTCACGTCTTCAAGGAAATGGCATCAACCAAAATCGACCTCAAGGGTTCGGGACAGAAAAACGCTGATGCGTACAAGATTGATGAAACATTCTGCCTTGCCACCCGTTACCCTGGAACACACTTCATGATCGAACCCGAAGCAGGAAGCGGTTCCTAATTCACTCCATAAACCTGAAAAGTCCCTGGTAATAGAGCCGGGGACTTTACTTTTCTTAATCACAAAACAGCAACAGACATGTTAAAAGTATACGAAACCATAGGTACATTAAACCGGACAACGGTGGTCAATATTGACGGCAGGGAAATTCATATTTCATTTGCCAACGGAACCGATACCCCACGACTCATTCAGGGTAGATACAGTACCACCAATCCAAAAATTCAAAAAGCATTAGAGGATTCACCCGCATTCAATGTGAGGTGGAAGCTCGTTAAATCATTTATGCACGCAGACGACAGTGTGGTTACACCCTCATTACCTGAATATCCTGATGACGACAAGGCCGCAGCGCCACCAAACAGCCAGCCACAATCATCCGATGATTCATCCGATGATAAAGCTATCGGTAGTTTGCCGGAAGAAACGGACGAGGATGTTACACCCGAACCGGACAATACCACCGAACCGGATATTGTTGAAACAATCATTAACGGACAGCAGGCACGTAATTACCTGATTGAAAAATACGGGCTTACCTTTCGCCAGGTGAGCAATAATGCTCAGATTATTACTGAGGCCAAAACAAGGGGCATTCAATTCATTAATTGGGAGGCGTTTGTAAGCGCAGAATAACGTGACCAGGGACGAAATAAAGGCATTGGTAAAGCACAAACTGGATGAGGTGTCACACTTTGATGCCTACCAGATTGATAGCGTGGAGTTCATTGAGGAATTTCTGGACTCCGCCGCTACCAAAATATTGCTTACCGTCCCGTTACACCTGATTCCGCCCGATGATTTCTCAAGTGAAAATCAAAACGCACGATCTGACGGCAGTGGCTATATAGCCTTACCGTCAGACTTCCTGCGGTTGGCCTCGTTTCAAATGACCGAATGGGATCGCCCGGTGGTGAAAGCCATAAGCCAGGAACACCCCTTATATAATCTGCAAAAGAATAATGTAACAAGAGGTAAGCCGTCTAAACCGGTTGCGGTTATACGCTACCTGTTAAGCGATTATTCCAGCGGGGACGGGCAGGGATTCTTTACCCCAGGTTTTTATTCTGGCGAATACGGATGGGACACTGTGCCAACAAATGCACAAGTTTCTGCTATTGTTGGTGATCCAGAAGATTATACGCCCGCCGATAACTTTATGTTACGGGACACATTAACTGGTAATGCTTATTGGGTTTATTCTGATGGGGTAAGGTGGCAGGCTCAAGCATCAGTATTCGTACCAACACTTTAACTATGGCAGCAGCAAACTACATAAAAGCCCTTGAATATTTCTCCGTTGTGGATTCGCACGGCATAAACCACGCTTTATACGTGGCAAAAGTCGAAGCGGGCGAAGACTTCCCTGAAGACCTTACCGATGTGTTGGCGTGGCAGTGTGCAGCCGATATTTTACAGGTTGTAGGTAGCGAGAAGGCTGCGGCCTATTGTAATGCTCAAGTGCAAAAATTTATTCAGGACAACACTTTAAATCTTTAATCATGGCAAACGAACTGAAGGTAAACGAATGGGTTACGCTGAACCCGACCATTATGGATACCGATGACAGTACCTATATATATTATGGGTACGAGGCGCCCAACTCCAATGCTGGGCTGCTTACACAATGCAGCATAAGGCGTGTCAATAATACGACCAACCTGGAAGAATGGGCGGAAGGTGATCCGTTCAACTTCAAACAGGCGTGGGTAGACCGCGCCGATGACCTGAATTATTCAACCCGTAAAAACTAATGGTCATGACAGATAAAATAAAAGACCGGATGCTTTCATGGATGGTTGGGCTTTTATTTTTGCTCTTAGGATGGATTGCCGGAGGTGTCGGGTGGTTAGTTGCGCAGGGTGTGTATAAAGATGCAGAGCAAGATGAGCAAATACTCCACAACGAAAACAATACCGCTAAGTTAGCGCGGATTCAGTGTGATGACCCGGACACCGATAAGGAAGAAAGGGATGAGATACGTCCGATATATTTTAACACAAGAAGTGGAAAATGAAAACGTCACAACAGGGCAAGGAATTTATCAAGAGCTTTGAGAGTCTTCAATTAAAGGCTTACAAGTGTAGTGCCGGTGTGCCTACTATTGGTTATGGTCACACGAAAGGTGTAACTATGGATATGGTTATTGACGAATCAGAGGCGAATAAATTACTGGATGAAGACGTGGCGCAATTTGATCTTGACCTTAATAAAAAGCTGCCCAAAAAGGTGAGGCAAAACCAGTGGGATGCCCTGATTTCATTTATTTTCAACTTGGGCATGGGTGCATTTTTGGGCAGCACCTTATACAAGAAACTCAAGGCAGACCCGGAAGACCCGACCATACCGAATGAGTTTCTCAAGTGGGATAAAGCAAGGGTGAATGGCGAATTGGTTGCGCTTAAAGGATTAACCCGGCGCAGGGCTGCGGAAGCCATGATGTACAAACAAAACATTTACACGACATGAAAGCATCGGGATTTTTCAAGGAAAGTAACGGGCAATTCTCTCAGACGAGGTTGCAGATGTTTATGGCATTTTTGGTCAGCGTCCTTTATTTGGGCTACTGCACCATGAAAACCGTTCCTATTGATGTGGCTATTTTTTACGGGCTACTGGTTTACTCAGCTTCCATAAAGCTGTTTCAGAAATTCATAGAGGAAAAGAAACCACAATCCCCATAAGCAGAAATTTGCAGAAACAAAAAAAACAATCACTTAATACATAGAAATAATGGCAGGCTCATTGAAAAACGCGGCAGAAACCGCACTGTTAGAACTCGTGTTCAACAACACAGATTGGGCTGGCATTGGTGATGCCGGTGGTTTACAGAACTCCGCTTCCGCTGGAAGTTTATATGTGGCACTATACACGGCTGCGCCGTCAGATTCCGCACAGGGAACCGAATGTAATTATACTGGTTACGCCCGGAAAGCGGTTGCCAGAAGTGGTGCTGGTTGGACAATATCTGGAAACAACGCAAGCAACACGTCAGCCATAACTTTTGATCCGTGTACTGCCGGAAGCAATACAGTTATCGCATTTGCTATTTGCAAGGCTGGAACGGCCGGAGTTGACGATGCGATTATTTGGGGTGATATTACAGACCCGGCCGGAGGGCTTGCAATATCAGCAGGCATTACCCCTAACTTTGCGGCCGGAGCATTAGACGTGAATATTGACTAACGTATGGCTCGTATAAACACTATAGACTTAGCCGTAAAAACAATCTCAGGGTTGTATACCGGGGGTGGCACACAATACCTTGTGGAAACGCCTCTCGGTGTACAATATCGCATTTATATTGACCCTAACTCAGACCCGGTATTTGACAAATCAGTAGATTACGGTAGTACATGGTCTGCAATTACTCAACTTAAAGCCATTACATGCACACAGATTGCCGTATGGTATGATAGGTGGACTGACCCTACTGGAACGCTGGGCAACTTAATACACGTTGTTTACACTGATTCCGGAGCTGATGATGTGTTTTATAGGACTATCAATACTGAATCCGGTGATGCGCTTGGAACCGAAAGGACGGTATTCGCCGGAGCGTCAACGGCCTCTGGTGGCGCATTATCAGTATCAAGAATGATTGGTGGGAATGTTATTATTGCAGGAAGTATTGATGCGGGTGTTGAGGTGTTCGCCAAAAAAAGTTCTGATTACTTCGCTTCAAGTAGTGATATTTCAAATCCATATGAGGCATCGCCTGATAAATTGATATTATTACCCGGATGGGGCGCAGATAATCAGGATGCGATGTGCTTCTATTATGATGCTTCCGCTTCCGAAGTTTCAGTAAAATATTACGATGACAGCGCAAATTCATGGAGCGAAGCGTCTATTGCTACAACTATAACAATGCCGGATCACACTTCAACAACATTCGGTCATTGGTCTGCAACCGTAGACCATGCCAATAGTCGCAACGTGCTTACATTTTGGACTAATGTAGATACCGCTGCTGCTTCATTAAAATGTTTTACAGTCACGCAGTCATCCTCAACAGAGGTTACGGCGGTAGTAAGTTCAAGCACTGACGATCAGGGATTTTGTGCCATTTCAATATTTGGCAGTTCTTGGTATGTATGGTATTGCGGAAGCACTGATGGTGCTGACACGTATAGTTTTGCCATGTGGCTGTATTATAAAGTAAGTACCGATTCCGGCTCAACATGGGGTAGTGAAACTAAATTTGGATTACTGAGAAGTAGTACAAGTTTAATGTTTGGAAAACCAATCACATACAAACTCCCGTCTGTGGTTACCCTCAACAATACTCCGTCTATTCTTGTTTATACCACACAAATATCTTCAGGTTGTTCGCACGCTCAATTAGGAATGTAACATGGCAAACAGTAATCCACCGAAGAAAAACCAAGCGTTCACGTTTTACATAACGCTGACTGACGCAACCAGCGCATTAGGAGCGCTCAAGGCAAATCCAACCCTTGCGGCCGGAGATTTTACCGTATCAACTGACGGTGGTGCTTTTGCCAATCTTGGCACAACACCAACCGTAACGCCTGCTGCCGGGAAGGGAGTTAAAATATCCATGTCAGCCGGTGAGATGAATGGGGATCAGGTATTGATTATTTGGGAAGATCAGACATCACCACCCGAATGGGTCGCCGGTTCTGTTTGTATTGAAACTACCGCATAATGGCATCAAGGATATTCTTCGGTAACAATGTCACCTCGTCAACTTACGGTGAAATGGTCGGGAGTTCCGTCCCTTCACTGTCCATTGGCGCTATAATGAGTGCAACCGGGAATGTTTTGGCGCAATCAAATACAGCACTATCAACATTATCTACATTATCAGGCAATGGATTGTTCGCGTCCACATCCACATTATCTTTCGGCGCTAATGCTGTCATGTCAGGGGTTGGGGGTATGGCATCCTCATCCGATATATTGTTACAATCTGATGCCGCTATTTCGGGTGTGGGCAGCGTGCAGGGCGGAAGGCCTGAGTGCTTTGTCTATATACACAACGCTGTGCTGTCAGGCATGGGTGGCTTGTCGGCGTTTTCACAGGCGCAGGTTGATATATCATTAGTTATTAGAGGGACTGCAAATACAGTGTCGTCATCCTACATAATAATGTCGGGCAGTTCTGAATTATCAGGGATATTACAGGCGCTTGCCTCGTCAAATATATCCATGACCGACTCGGCAGTCGTATCAGGACTGGTATCGTGTGCCGCACAAAGCAACATCATTATAACCATTTCGGCATCACTTGAAATCGGAAACTTAATAACAGAGTGGTTTAATGCCAGTAGCGGACTACTTCTTAACGTAGGTAATGATAGTAATATCAATATGACTTACTTGGGCGATAGCAATATGCAGTTATCGCACGGTGGAGAATCAGGAATGCTTATTGAGATTGATTTAGTCGGAGATATAATGACTTCAATTCGTTCACAATCAAATATAACATAAGATGGGACGCGTACATACTGGACAGACTAAACTTCGCATTACATTGACTTGTGGCGAGGATATTACCGGGGCAACGGCAAAGATCAAATATAAGAAGCCAAACGGCGCAACCGGGGATTGGAATGCTGTCATACAAACTGCGGCGACAGGTGTTATTTATTACGATGTGGTCAATACGTCAGACCTGGATATGGAGGGCGCATGGACTGTTTGGGCGCACATCACATTTAGCGATAATCGTGTTGCGGCTGGCGATCCTGTAAAATTAGCAGTGTATACGGAGGGCAGGAATAGACCGCTTAAATTGGTTTGGAATTAAAACACGCAATATGAAAAAGGTAACAGCAATATTTTTCGGTGCGCTATGTGGGATCATTGTATTCCAGTTCTTATTCCACAAATGCGAGTCCAGTAAATTAAATAATAAACTGGACAAAAAAGAACTCGAACTGCAAGCCTGTGTTAATGCGCCAGTTGTAACACATGTGGACACTATTCGGGACACGTTGACCAAAGTAATCCACGTTCCGGTAACAAAGTACGAGGTTATTGAGCGCATCAAGGTCGGGCAAGACTCAATCATTGAAACCAGGGATTACAGCGGCGTGTACAACCACCCGCAATTTGAACTCCATTGGTCGGCAAATGTTACCGGCACCCTGAATGACCTTACGATTAAACCACCATCACTGATTAAGTCGCTGGTTATAACAAAGGAAAAAACGGTAGATTTAACGCAATACCAATCCGATAAACCAAAGGAAAGATCACACCTATACACTACTTTTGGGGGTACGGTCTTAACGGATAAATTTTGGGGGCTGGATGCCGGGCTGATGTATGTGCGAAAAGAGGGGTGGGGAATGTACGGCACGGTTGGTACGGACTTCACAAATTTGATTTGTAGGGCTGGTATGGTTGTAACACTGAAGTAATATGATTACGGTTTCATTCTCACTGGACGATTTATTCAACCTGGTATGGCAGCGCACGGTATACCTGAGTGATACCATTGAGCAGAGTCAGGTTAAACCTGACATTGTTCCTATAAATGGTAACAACAGGGATATTTTCAACACGTTCTGCAAGGACGCCGCAAATCAGGCGTGGCAGAAACTTGCCAAATACGCAACGGAAGATTCGAGTGTAATCGAACCTTTTGTATTGAACTTTGATCTTGCCGGGTCGGACGAAGACTTTCCGAATCAGTTAGTATATATCCTGGATGAACCGGATTATTGGGTTACGGGCAAACATGTGCCTATGCTGACCAATGCGATTCAAAACACGATTGTCAGCTACATCGTTTACCGATGGATGCTGATGAAGGGATTAGGACAGGAACATGGTACACAAGCCGAAAACGCGTCATTTATTAGTAACCTTGCGGGAATTGAAAGTGCCATGACATACGGCGCAAGACCAAAATTAAAACACAGGACATTTTAAAAACATACTCCAATGGCATACACAAAAGATACGGCAAATGGAACACTGGTTTTCCACTATAATACCGATGATTTATTCGACAGGGTAAATGCACTTTCGCTCTACAAAGGTAAGGCGATTAAAAATCAGAACGGCGAATCAGACATTGACGAGGTGGCCATGACCGCAGGAGAGCGTGATGCGTTCAACATTTTCATGCCAACAGCGGCCACCAAGGTGTTCACGCTGGTTATGAGGATGACAAACTCTGTGGCCAATGCCCTCATTATAGACGGTATTGTGGACTTTGGCGATGCCTCTGATAGTGACCTTACCAATCAGTACGCAGTTACCATTGAGGATCATGATGCTTACAATGAGAACACGATCCAGCTTGTAGACCACGGGATAAGGGATATGCTTACATTTCACTGCCTGGCCGATTGGTACGAACTGAAGAATCTGGATGAACAAGCGTCAAAGATGCTTGCAAAATATAACGACATGCGCATTGAGATGGTGAATAAGAGATTGTTCGATTTACGCAAGCCCTTACTGAGCTTATAGTACATCGTCTTACATTGGGTCTTGAGCAGACCCTTTCACTGATGGCGTATGCTGTTGCCGACCGGGGACTGGACTTCATGTCCGGCTCCGGTTATTTAGTGGTTGTTATCCTCTAAATAATGATCGGTAACGGCAATGGCTGTTATCCGGTCGTTAGGCGTAATGCTAAGAACGTCCACGCCATTTTTTATAACTATCATCATCATAACCAATATTGTTATCCATTGTGGATATAACTGGGTCAATACCTTTTTCAGTTAAAATTTTTATAGCTTCTTCCCTGAGAAATATTCCGTCTAACTGATTTCCACCCCAACCATTATAATCATTTGGGATTACTTTTCGAGTCCAGTCAAAATTATATCTACCATAGTAATTCCCTGCGGTTGCTCTTAATGAGCATCCTATTAGCGTAAGGTATTGAACAAATCTTGCTTGAAATAATGTCATAATCATTTGAATTAAAGCACATACGCCTAACAATATGTATAAAATATAGGCGGTTCAGTGCTGGTTTATACTTTTCTACTTTCTATTAAATTTTATGCAGGTGGATAAGGCAGTAGTTCCTATTCGCCTACATTTCATACATTTAACGTTATGTGGCATTAATCCCAATCCTCGGCAGATGCTCTCTCATCAGCCATTACAAAGATGATTTGACGCTCACGTTCTGTGAGTTGATTCCAATCTTTTTGCAATTCCTCTGGAACATAATTACGCCAGTCGTGAACACGTCCTATTTTAGTGAAATCAGCATCTTCTAATTTTAATCCAACAGGGGCGATTTCGTTGGTTTCTTTAAATAATTTATCAAATTCCATAATAATAACGCCACATAACACATTATAAAAAACAGTGGGGTGTTAGTGGTCTTTTAAGCCCATCTGCTTATATTAAACATTATTTCTATTTGATAGGTAGGGGCTTCAAATTCCCCACCGATTTTTATAATCAACGTTATGGTTCATGCTAAGACAGCTTCGAGATAATGAATTTTATTGTCGAAGAACCGACTGTTAAATCACCTTCTCCTTTGTGATTTTTTATCATTTTCATTATTTGTTTTTCCCCGTATTCTTGCATTAGGTTTTCTGGCACTAATGCTACTCTTTTTTTACTTTGCTGATTGATATAAAGTTTTACAATTAAAACTCTTATCCATTTTGACTTTCCTAAAAATGAACCTAATTTAGATTCAAGAAACTTTTTGCAATCCATTTTATTGATATTTATTAGTTTAACAATCTGATTAATAAAGCACGAAACCATAACATTTGCTATATGTAACACGGCTGAAAAGTCCGTACTACTTTGAAAATGTCTGCTATGCCGTGCTACACATAGCAAAGTACCGTTGATCGGTAACGGCAATGGATGTTAGCCGGTAGTTGTAGGTCATTGCCCTGCGGGCTCGGAATTTTCATTTAAAATTTTATTTTTTGCTTTCTGAAAGCTTATCTCGTTACGATAAATGCACAATCCGAAAATTCGGCATTCGTAAATCTCTAAAACCCTTAACCATTTTTGGCTATCTGATATAATTTTATATTTCTTTAGATTTTTTCGGATTGTTTTTGACCTTTTAATAATTATATTTCCTATAATCATACAAATAAAATTTTAAATTCTTCAAATTCCTAATGACGACTAACGGGCGCCGTTTAAGGTGCCGATATGATCCTGTTTACTTTCAAATTAACTAAAGAACGTTGCCGGGTTTTTCTGTATTCAAATTTTCGTTTTTCATTGTTACTTTACTTTAATTGATAATTGCGTGTTCCAAATCGCCAACAGCGTTTAGCTGCAAACCGTTAGGCGTAATTGCCAGACCACATTTCATAAAGTTGTTCAGTTGAGTAATCCTTATCTTCTTCCTTAAATCTACCCCACCAACATTTGCCATTATCCTCGTATTTTTCAAACCCTTCTTTCAGTATCCATTCAGCGAAGTCAATGCAACTACGCCTAACAGCACCTAAACAAGATGGCTGGCTTTGTGCTTCTAATAAACTTTTTTCTGTACTCATTGTTTTGTTCTCGTATTTAAGTTTGTGGGCAGTTTCCCGCCCGATTTTTTAGCTGCAAACCGTTACCGCTTCTGATCGGTAACGGCAATGGTTGTTAGCCGGTAGTTACCTGCTATACTGGAATCACTGTATTCCTCCAGTAAATTCTATTTTGGTTATTAATCCATCCATTACATAAATCCTTCTGTTCTGAGCAAAGAACTCACCAGACGCGCCCTCAAATTCTGCAAACTTTACAAGGTTATCAAAATCTTGTTTGCTAATAGTGACAGACTTGTTTCCTAAAGAGGAAATGTCTTTCATTTGATTTAAAAACTGTTTCTTTTCCATTTTTTATATTTGTTTTGTTTAGTATTTATTTAACCGTACAGCAGGTAACAACGTGTATGTTGCATTAAAACGACAACATACACACATCCGTTACCGCTTCTTCGAGCTGATATACCGCTCCCGGTAGATGTCTTTATTGCGCTCCGCTGCTGCTCTTCCAGGCTTGACAATAAGCCATACGAATAAGCAAATAATAACTACGAATACAAATGCACCGATCAGGATGCCTGAGATAATTAATAGTGCTTTCATTTCTCGTCCTCCACCTTTTCGAAGTGAATATCATTCCTGCTGCAATTAGGGAGGCTATTTTCTTCCATAATTTCGCCACAGGATGATTCATCAAAGAAAACGCACTTTTGACATGAGGTGTCCAGCGGTTCAGGGATGTCGGGCACGGCCTTTACCTTCCGGCCGTCTTTTAATTCGTAGGTTTTCATAGTGGTATCCTTTCCCAGTTTTCATTTACCCAGTCCCGCCTCAATTTGTCATCCAGTGTTTTTATTTCAGGCCAATAAGCGACCTCTTCTCCGCCATCTTCCTGCAACTCTTTAAAGGCTTCTGCGAGCTCCTTTTTGCCTGTCTTATTATTTGCCCGCCGTTTTAACTCTTTGATGAGGAAATAATCATCAATTTCATCAATATAATCTTCAATGTCGATGTCAATGTCAATTGTTGCCATAATTTTAAATGTTAAAGATTTTTGTTTGTTAAAACACCTGCACCCCATTCAGTGCGATAAAATTATCCCTGCGTTCCGGGTACAACCGGAGGTACACGAGTTTCTGTTGACGGCGAAACTCTTTCAGGATTCTACTTGCGGCACACGACTTACGTGGCCTGCGCTCAAAGTTGAGCGATAACTGATTTGTGGTTGATTTTTTCATGACATATTTATTTAGTTACAATAATCATTGGTGACATATATCCATATTTATTATTCAGTCCTTTTTCCGGGCAATAAAAATCAGAAATATCTCCATCCAGGAAAAGGCTGTTTGGGCAGTCAAATAGTAAAAACAGGCTGGCGAACTCATAGAAATTCATAGGAAGTGTAGCCAAAATAAACACTACCTTTCCGTTGGTATCTATACCGACCCCGTTCCGAGTTCTGTATGATTCTGATTGCTCATTAAACTTACTATTAATCACTCCGTCAATGGTCAGCAATGGGCCGGATTGTGTCGCATACTTAACATCCGAACTCCGATAATCCTCCGTTTTACAGATTCCAGCCAATCCATTATACAAAACGTAAAACACCCCATTCGGCTTAATGTAGAAGTTCGTGGAAGCACTTCGGGTATTGAGTGGGGTAATCATATGTCCATCCTGCACGTACAGCCCAAGCGGTCTTAAATCGGTCATAAACATTCCGGCATTGCAGGCAAACACGACTTGATTTCCATACGCCTGATACAATCGCTTAAAATCACCGATCACCTCACCGTCTGAATTTTTGTACACAGTTTTAATGTGGTGCTTTGCAGGGTCGATCCTGACAACTATGTAGCCGGAACCTTCATAATAACCATCCATGTTGTCCTCTATTACAATACGTTGCGGGACAAAGGAAAGTAGGGCGAATAATGATACGAATAATGATCTCATGGGGCTATGGAATAAGTGTAATTCTCTCTGCCAAACATACCGGTTCGCTTCCCACGGCGCACAATCAGACCTTGTTTGTGCAAACAGGTAATGCTTCGCCTGATGGACGTAACAGGAGTGTGTGGCGCAAAGTAAGGCAGCAGATCAAAGGCTGTAAAACTCTGCGGTGCATAAACCTTCAGGACGTTCAGCAAGAATTTATCCTGGCTGATGGTCTGGTTCCGGTATTCTTCCGGGTCTTTTTCGTGGGTCGTGTTGAAGTACATGGATTTATTTTTTAAGTCGTTGATCATTCTTCACGGTGCTGTTGCCCCACATCTCGTTCACGGTGCTGTTGTCCTGCATCACGTTCACGGTGCTGTTGCCCCACATCACGTTCACGGTGCTGTTGCCCCACATCACGTTCACGGTGCTGTTGCCCCACATCACGTTCACGGTGCTGTTGCCCTGCATCACGTTCACGGTGCTGTTGCCCTGCATCACGTTCACGGTGCTGTTGCCCTGCATCTCTTTCACGGTGCTGTTGCCCCACATCTCGTTCACGGTGCTGTTGTCCTGCATCACGTTCACGATGCTGTTTCTAATAACTTCAATAACCGCATTTCGCACATTGTTAATTTTCACATCTTCGGCCACAACAAAAATACCGCCCATCAACAATTCCCGGTCTTCGGTAATTATCCGTTTTCTGACAATCTGATGCAGTTTTTTCTCCGCTGCCTCAAGCATTGCATCAGTTACCCATTCCGGTTTTATATCTTCGTCAGCCCGCAGGGAATAGGTTGACAAATCAAATAGATTTTCACTGGTATATTCCAGCTTACAAAACCTTCCGGCTTTATCGTCATTTAAGCCGAAAAGATTGATCAAATCTTCGTGCGAAGTGGTGTGAATGTCATGCAAGACTTCACCGCTTACTGTTAAAATCGCTGAATAAAATTTACACATGGTTTTAAATATTTAAGGTTTATAAATTATAATACAAATATAATACAATTTAAACAAAAGTTAAGCTATTTGACAAATTTTTTTATTCTCGAAGCACAAAATATTTTCTTTGCCTGTGTCCGTACCACAGCAACACCTTGCCATCACTGGTTTTGTCGATGTATGGACGCTGCCACATAACCATTATAATGAATAAAAGTACTATAAAAAGTGCAGTCAGTTCCATTTTGTATGTAATTTAAGGAGTTTACTGGTTATTAATGTTTGATAATCTTGCTGTCTTTAATGGTAGCAACACGCTCATGTCCGGTAAGTATAATGATTTCTCCCGCCTTACCCAAAATGTTTTTCTCTGTATAGACATGGTTGTTATATTTCGCAAGGCATTCATCAATCGTGCCTTTAAAATATTCCCACCTTTGTCCTCCATATGGGTCTGTGCGTAAGATCAGGAAGTAATTCGTTGCCGTGCAATACTCGGCCTCCAGCAACAAGTCGATTACAGTAACTTCCCGGTTCATAATCTTTGCCCGTTTCAGGCTCTTTATGTTCTGCTTGTCCAAGACTTGCAACACACCGTTGTAATCAGGAAGAATCCAGTAGGTCTTCCCTGTTGTCTTGTGCAGTTCGTCTGCTTCACGCTTTCGCATATTGAGTTCCCTGCGATGTTTGCGGATTTGTTTTACCGTTCTGCGGTGCGCCTGGTGCGCCCGCCACTGACCGATCCAATTCTCGATCACGAAATAAAAATTGTGCTTAAGTTGGTTCATACAAGACGTTTTATTGATTCGTAACACGCTTTAATTTCTTCAATATGTTCATCGACATATTTATCAAATGACCCCTCACCGCCAAATATCTCATTTAGACGATCTGATATTTTACCGTCTATTCTAATCCATTGATCATTTTTTACAATTTCTTCAGGCTCATAAAGCACAACCAAATGGCTGCTAACGGAATAGTGATAAACGATTGTGGCATAAGCCGTCAACTTGTTTTCAGCTTCGCAGCTAAACCTGGAACTCATTGCGCCGTATTCAAAAGTTGTCATACCTTAACCTCCCCTCTTAAAATTTTATTGATTGTTTTCTTAAATGTGTCACTCAATGCCGGATCGCTGTAATTCAACCATACCTTACCCCGGAGTTCATTGAGCAACTTTGCCTCATTTTCATACGCCCGGTGACAGCTTGCTTTAATCCGATGGTCATTCTTCAAAAGAACGTCAGGTTGTTTGTGGTGCAGATTAAAGTACAGGCTGTTGAAAAGCGCATCCTCACAGGCTTCGCCAAACTTTGCGAAAGTAGCGGTCAACTTTGATTTGTTGAGCATACGGGGTAAGTGGGTTTCGTAGTTGTAAGACGGCAGCGCATTTTTGGACAACAGCATAAATGTTTTGCTGAATAGGCTCCTCCATCCCTTATCCGGTATAATACCCCTTGCCTTGCCCCAATACGCCACATAATCAGGAACGTGGTCGATGGCAATAGTTTTATTGAACCAACCCACAGTTATAAGCTTCAGCAGCACCACATCGTCATAGCAATACACGAAGTCATCAGATATAGCCTGATGGTTAATAATGGTTTTGAGTTTACGGGCAGCGTCCTTCGGTTTACTCCCGGTTCCTTTGATTTGTTCGGTAGGTACGTGGATTATCCCCTTGATATTGGGCTGATCACCCACAACGAATATCTTGTAAGTACCCCGGAAGTTTTGACGAATTGATTGAATGGATATGCTTAACTCGTTCCACTTTGCCGGGGATGCAACATATACGTATACGAAATGTGTGATTTTTTCCACACTTTCGGTATCAATACTGTGATTTACAGCCTCATTTACAGCATCATTTACGGCATCATTTATCACATCACTCATAACATTTTGGCTTAGTATTTATCACTCCTGTCAACAAAATGCGCCTTCATGCGGTGCGCGTCATACGTACACAGCCCACATTTCTTGCAGAAATATATCTTCTCGTCCTTCATTTTCAGATCGAGGCTTGAGCCGCAATGGGGACAAATCTGCTTTGATGTGTCCCGCAACCGGAAGTTGCGTAAAAAATAGAGTAGTTTTTTCATGATTTGGTATAAGCTGGGATTATATCTTCAATTTCGGGCTGATGATGACAGCACGAACATCGTGTTATTAAACACTTTACGCCATCCTTGCAAAGATTTATCTTTATAGTTACACACATAGTTTTGCACAATGGACACATGACCGTCATTGTTTTTTTCATGGCTAAAATGGTTTCGTTTTAATAATAAGGTCTAAAACATCCTGTGCGGTTTCACGGGTTGAATCATTAGCCCAAATACTAAATACTGACAGATCGTCAATACAAGTCACGCCGTTAATATTTAATGGGCATCCTTCACAAGAATCTTTACTCCCCGGTTGGTCATTTACAAACATTTGGCAATAACTACAACCACCGCCTAATTTATTCAGAATTGGTATAGCATCATACACGCTGTCATTTTTGTCCCCATCGTGGTCGACAATATACTGCCATTTCTTGACGGCTAATTCGTACGCTTTATTAATTGTTAACTTTTTCATGGCTCAATAATTTCAAGTTGGTGTAAAAAGTTTTTGTGAAAATGATAAAGATTGGTGTAACACGTGTCGCCACCGATCTTGATTGGTTCGCTCTGACGATAATTCGGCATCCGACTGGAGCGAAATATCAATTCCCGCTTTTCGTTGAACCCAAATAACATCAGTATGTTATCCGGGCTTGTTCTGACAAGTTGTGCTATTGCGCCCATGTTAATCCTCCACAAATTGCCGTTTGATTACATCGGGTTTAATTGCGCCCTCCAGTTCTTGTAAGATTTCCTTACGGGCGATTTCAAGCACGCCAAGCAACTCCAGTCCATTAAAACCGTCATTGGTGCGGGTCATTTTCGCCTTCCCGCCTTCAATGATCTCCATTTTAATCGTATATACCTTATCCATAATAGTTGAATTTAATAGTTTCTGTACGTTTCATCCTGCTCACACCTGGTGTCCATCTTTGACGGTATCGGGTGTGGCAATTCAAAGTCAATCACGCCCTTGTCAACAGCGTTACCAATAATGATGTGATCCTCCTTGAGCTTCTTCGATCCCCGTTGTTGAATGAGAATACTACTTCCAAATTTATCGGGTTTATCCATGAGGATTACGCCGACTTTCATCCATTGATTCCCGGTTTCTTCGCTGGTCTGTATGCGTTCCATGTCAATTTTTGACAGGCATAGTAATCCGGTAAATACTTTTGCTTTCATAAGTTGGTTATAAATTGTTCAAGTTCGTCTAATTTACAGTGTGTGCTTTCGTCAACTTCAGCACGTCTTTCACGTTCACAGTCAGAGCAAAACAACCCTTCGTCTGCTGCTAAAATTCGGTTGCACTTATGACACCTCGCGTCTTCGCTCAGGCATGAGCAACCATCGTAACTCATTTCACTATACCGGTAAGCCATTTTGAATACGGTTTAATTCGTTAATGACTGCGTTACGCACAAACATACTTTTAGTAATGCCGGTGCTTTCGCAATGCTTATCGAACTGATGGTACAGGTGTCTGCCGAGCCTGAAATTAAGTTTTCCCTCATGCGTCAAATCGGGAGATGCACACTTGCTTAATTCATATATAGCATTGCCACGAACTACCTGGTACTCGTTCCTAAACTCAGGATACACATACCTCCCAAGCGGTGTTTTTAGTTTAAGTTTTGTGTGCGTCTTATTGTACGAGTTCCTTACCGTATTGTGATCAAACGGACTGCCATCCACTCCGGTAACATAACCTATGATGGCAAATGGGCAGCCTTTTAGTTCATTTCTGCAAATATACTGTGTAATTTGCCTTGCCCTGATAAATGTGGCACGCCTGTCGCGTGACTTCATCTGCTCAATGGCAATTCCATAATACTTGCAAGCGCAGTTGGCAACTGTGATAATGCTTTCTTTAAATACATCGAGGTGCATCTTATCGACTGGTGATAAATTAACTGTCTTCATTTTGATATTGTAATTTGTGAACTGAATGTGTGAATAATTAATATATAAGGTTCTTAAAAAGTAGGCTCTCTTGCTCTCATGGGTGTAAAGTTAGTTGATTTAAAACTGGTTTTTACTGCTGCCCTTGAAATAATTCTGAGGACGGCTCTGCTGCGGGTTCTTCTTCAGCGAACCTTTCCGCTTTTGCTTTCACGGCTTCGCCGTCTGGGTTTTCCCCGTACCCGAATGTTCCGCCGATGGTAGCATCACCGTCTTTCAGGGCTTGCAGTAATCCACGCAGGGACACCACGTCTTCAACGTCAAGCTGCGACACTTCTGTTTTTCCAAAGTATTCCAAGATCGTCTTTTCTTGCACACCGTACTTTTCCTTGAAGAATTTCAGGGCTTTCAGGCGGGACTCGTTCAGTTTCTTTTCGTCCTTCGCGTCACCGATCAATTTCTGCTGGGCTGCTGCGTACACCTCATCAGTAAAGGTGGACGGCACAACGTGCAGGATCGCGTTACGTTCAGCCTTTGCGATACAGGCGAGCATAGTGACATTAACCATGTCTTCGTTGAATCTGCGCCCGTTTTTATCGAGAATCTTCTGGCGTGTTTCAACCCGGCAGCCCACGTTGGTTTCAAGGTCGATACAAACCGCCTCTGCGGTCACGTAGGTTTCGCTGATGGACAGACCTTTTGCTGCGATGCGCATGTTTCCGAAGTTCTGCGCCAGGATACGGGCAAGGTGAACCGATGCGCCCTGAATCTTTTTGTCACCACGGGGCAGGGTGTACCCGCACTTCATGGCTGCGGACTCGGTGTGCGTTGCCGCATACGTGGCATTTTTCATAAACCTTTCCAGGTCGCGGGGATATTTCTTTGCTGTGGCAATCATTACATCGACCTCAGCGCGCACGGACTGTTCGTACACAGTTACATCATTTTGAACAATTTGAATTTCTTCGCTCATTTTATTTAAGTATTAAGGATTATAAATAATAGTTTTTTATTTTACTCACGCCATGCGATGTGTAAACACCCATCATTTGAGGGGCGTGGGAAACATTTAGTATACCGTTGACAAAATGTACTTGCCCAATTCTGCGCAGCAAAAAACCACTCCGTATTAGCATTGGGTAAAAAAACCACAATATCCCTACTCGCGTAATCAAATGTTGGGTGCAGCTCTTTCCATATAAGAACAAGTGAAGGCACACTATATGGCACTCTACCTATTTCGGTAATGGCTATTTCTGCTGGGTGTTTTCTTTCCAGTTGCTCGACATAATTGCGCAGTTCCTCAATCTTTTGAAGCGCCTGCTTTTTCGTTAAATTTTCCATAGTATTATAAATAATAGTTCAACATTTCACCTTGAGCGTAACCCGGAACATTCACCGTTGCGACACGGTGCTCTTTGCCGTTGTAAATTTGAGGTAACGTAAACACGCTGTACCCCGGCCACACATCCTCCCTTGTGCATTTAATGTAAGCATCCAGTAGTTTGCGCAACTTCATCGCACCGATATGAGGTATTGCGGTCTGGTCGTGCAGGTTTATCTCGTATGCCCAATTAGAGGCATCAATGATATTAAAGTCGTATGGCGGGTCTTTCTCCTGAGCAACCCAATAGAACGGTTTCCATAACCCGGTAATCTCGTGCTCCATAAACTGATAAAAAGCAGCACTGATGTCGTACCCTAACTTCGTTACCTGCTTTGCCCAATTCTCAATCTTTGGCACTTCCGATCCGCACGTCTTCCAGTCCAGGATTCTTGTCGGTGTTTCGAGGTCAGTGCGAAATTTAAAAAACAAGCCTTCGTACTCCACAAACTTTGACACCTCAGCGATACCGTTTTTAATATACAGATTGATGTCTTTTGATAAATGCGGATTTCCAAACCGGAGTTCCTGAATCATCTTCTTAGCAACAGCAACTTCCGCCTCGCTGGTGATGGACTTTCCGGGGTGGTTCGCAACAAATTCCTGATAGATGGATTGGTACGCTTGCGAATCAATACCGTAAGACTTGCCTGTTTTCGGATTAATCGAAGGTTCAAATACCACCCAATCATTCTCAAAGCCAGACATGTCCCCCGTATTCACAATGGAGCAGAGCATGTCGTGATACAGAGAACCTTTCATTGCATTCTCAAGGCTTATCGTGCGGGTATCTGATGGGTGTTCCTGTGCAAACTTAAACCACTTTGGGCTTACAAGCATCTGTTTAAGTTCTGATGAACTGATAAACTTTTCGTACTCAGCGCCGCTGTGGTAGGCTTCATTGCTGATTTCATTGGGTGCTGAAATGTAAGGCAGGGTAAATTCTGACATTGTAAGTGATTTTCAGATTAAATAACTATTTTTCACGAAGCGCGTCCTCAAAAGCCTTTTCAATATCCCGGTCGAGTTCGTCTTTCCATTCCCTGCCTTTCCATCCGAGGTACAGTCCGGCGCACAGCGTTAAGATACCAAGTACATATATCCACCACATAACATTTTGCGTTTTACATTTTGCGAAAGAAGTGATTTACAAATCTTCAATGGTTGTTCCCAATTCCTCAATAGCTTGCTTGTGGTCGTGAATGATCATGCGAATGCGAGCCATAAGGTCGTGATTGATTGACTTTCCCTCAAGCGCACGATTCACTTCGTGGTACGATGCGCCGGTTTCTCTGATGATACGGAGTTTTAATCCGTAAGGTAGTTTTGTTGCCATGATAATTGATTTTAGAACGGCATTTCGTACTTTGGTCCGTCACTCACTTCAGGTTCTGGCGCGGATTCAGTCTTTTCCTTCTTTCCACCGCCAAGCATCACCAATTCTTTCACCCTAATCCGGGTTGCGGTGCGCTTGTTGCCCTCTTTATCTTCGTAATGTTCGTAGGTGAGTACACCCTCGATAAACAGCCGGTCGCCTTTCTTTACGTAATCATTTACGATGTCGGCCAGCTTTCCCCACGCTTGGAGGTTGTGGAAATGAACGTCTTCTTTCTTTGTGCCGTCCTTCGTTTTATACACCTCTGATGTGGCTACTGAAAAGTTGACCACCGATCCGGTTTTGATTTCCCGGAACTCAGGGTCTTTACTGACGTTGCCTATTAAAATAACTTTATTTACGCTTGCCATAAATTGTTGTGTTAAGTTGAAACAAAGATAAACAAATATAAACTACAATTTACAACAATTTAAAATATTTTGCAATAAAAAAGCCCGGCACGTTACCGGGCGACAGCAACACTGATCGTAACCAGTGCAGGATCGGCAATACTCTTACCGATGGGGTTAATTATCAAGCTGCACCCAACCCGTTCCATTGTAAAAATACAAATGGTGATCCGTGTCGGCGTAAACCATCCCTTCCGCTGCTGACCCTGGCGGGTCTGCGGTAGGGGTTAATTTTAAAAAAGTAGTAATAGAGCAGCTTCCATTAATTGTTATTGCATCTGTAGAAAAATCACCGTAAATCAGTGGTGTAGCCGAATTTGAATTTTCGATGTAAAGTTTGTTGGATCCGGTTTCATTATAGGCAGCCTGGTAGCCAAGAAATACATTCCCGGTGCCTGCAATATTATAGCCAGCCTTATAACCAAATGCTGTGTTGGTAGCTCTTGTATTTAAAGATGTACCGTAAAGTGTGCCTGAGCTGTCGATGGTCATTCTTAACTGTGGCGGGTTGTTATCCCCCTTTGTATAAAAGGTTATTGCACCTCTCTCACTTCCATTTATGGTTTTCTGAGAAACACAACCTATTCTTGCTTGTAACACATCCACCCCTGACGCATTTTCGTTAAAAAAATCTAAACTGCCGCCAATACCAGCGGCAGCAGTTCCTGTCGTGCCTCTATTTATATTTACCACCCTAACTAAATCATTTGTACCTGATGTGTTATTCCGCATCCATGCGGCTCCATAACTGGCACTTGCATTGGTTGCGTACAGACTATAATTACCCGTTGATAATGCTTGAACACCATAGCCAGAGCCGGTACTCTGCCCATAAACACCATTTGAGGTGGTAGAAGAGTACCCTTTCACGCCCGCATATCCAGAGCCTAATGATTCGCCATAAATACCATTATGGTTAGTTGATTTTGCGGTTAGGGCTTCCGCATTTGTTGATAATGCTTGCACGCCCACGCTGTTGATAGATGTTCCATACACACCCTGTCCATAGGTAGACTTCCCAATAACGCCCTGTGATGTGGTGCTTATGAATCGGCCCCCAGCGTCATAATAACTGGTTCCCATTACACCATATTCAGATACCGAATATGATTCCACACCTATTTGATTTTTAGCTTGAACTAAAATGCCGGCATAGTTGGAATAATAAAATTTTATCCATGCAGAATAATTACTTGCAGGTGTCCAGCTTATACCGTTAGTTGATGTTGCATATGTATTTGTTCCGGTATTCGCACAGTCAATTAAAACACTTCCCCCACCTGCGGGCAATGCTGAAGCAATCACAACAAGCCAGTAGGATGTTCCGCTTACAAGTTCCGGGCTTTGTCCTACCTGCATGGGATGTTCTACAAATGAGCTTGTTAAAACTCCGTAAGGAACAGTTTCGAAAGCATATGAAATATTACTTCCAGGTGAACCAGAGACATCAGTATAGATTTTATACTGTAAATATGCCGTTGAATTACTTACTGTTCCACTTGTTTTTAATCTCAATGCTGCTGCCCTGTAGGTTTCCGAGTGATCGGCTGTAAATTTAAAAGCGGTATAAAGTGTGCTTATAGTATAATCCGTACCTGTGTTACTGGAAAGGTCCTGTAAAACACTATCGACCTGGTTAATTTCAATCCCTGGTTTGTCTCCTCTTAAAGAATCTATCTTTACACTGTCAGGTCTGGTCATGCCTGATATGTACACATCCCCGGCGTTATTGTTTGCAATGTCATTGCCGGTCAATGTCCAGTAGTTTGTGCCGGCACCCCCTACGGCGCCTGATGAATCGTAAGTTATTTTACCCGTTGTTTTATTAAAATAAAGCCCATAATCAGTGGAGGCGGAATCAATATCGGGCGCAAATGCCTGCCCGTTAATGGTAGTTGAGTCTGGATAAATTAAAAAACCACCCGCATCTCCAGTTCCATCCAATGCGGCTATTTCTATGGACGGAAGATCGGTTGTGGTATTATACATTGTGGCAATATACGCTTGCGGAACCCCTAATTCATCAGGGCTTGTTAATTGAATACCACTATACATATAACTTGCGTATACATTTTCACCATTACCAAACCCGGTCGCAAAGAATGATGTGGAGTCATTGTTCTTGATAGCCATACGCAACCCGTTTGTAAACCCTGTTTCAATGGCCATCGGATTAGGATGATAGCCCAAATAACAACTGTCATACCACATTCTAAATGAACTGTCTATTGCTACACTATAAACCGTATAAAGAGTATCGTCCTCCAAAGACCAATACCCACCCGGCGTAAATTCAATCGTGTCTGTTGCGCCCTTATACGTGACTTCCAGTTCGGTTTCGCTCAGTATCCTCACGTTGTCCAACGAATCCTTGTGTATCTTTGAGGCAATAAGATACCGGTTGAATGTATTATGGCTCGTGGCACTGATGCCGCCCAGAATACCTGATTTAATATAAGTATTGTTATAAGTCCCCATTTCGGTATCGGACTTAACCTGAGTGTACGCCGAAAGCGAACACAAGAGTAAAACGAATAAAAATAGTTTTTTCATTGCTTGTATGTTATTGGTTATATGAATCTCCGTAATCCAGTGAATTATAATCTCCGGTCAGGTTTTCGGTGTGCAACCTGGCCTCTGGTGCAAATTTACCCGGCATGTTCTGTTCTGTCAGAATTTCCCAATGGCTAAACACAAAGTCCTTGCTGTTGACTGCGGTTAATAGAACCACATGGTGAACTGACTGATGTATAGATGGTAGCGAAGGATATTGAATCATACCGAATCCCTGCGATATCTTAATACCCTTTAAAAACTTGTAGTAGTTGTTTTCCAGGCTGCCAAACAGGTATAAGCCAAACTTTTTATCGTCCGAAATATTGCTTTCAATCGGATCGCCGACATAACAAAGGCTGCGCTGCGCAACGCCCTTAATCTTTTTGAAATTGAATGAACCCAATTTCATCGGTCGGGACTGAATCATGCAGTCCATCAGTTCTGCGGTTTCGTCTGTAATAGACCACATGCCATGTCCGGTGAAATACCCGGTTCTGAAATTACGCACACCGTACCATTTGCTGTCAATCATCATAAAGTCATGCCAGGAGTCTTTGATCTTATGCCAGGTCTTAAATTCCATGTTGTACACGTAGCTGTACGGAACCTGACTGTACCTGCCCTCATCGGTAAATAAGTCCCGGTTACTGACAATCAATTCTTTGTTGATATTATCATAAACGATCCGCACGTTTTCGCTTAAATAATCCAGAAAGTCTTCTTCACTCAAGCTGTAATACAGGTAGACTAAATTGTTTTCTATATTATTAATGAAGTTGACATAATACGAATCATTCTTCAGTTTTTCGGACGGCGAACCCTCCAGGTCACGGCTCAAATGCTGGACTTCATTCCCGACTAACAACCGGATTCCGTTAGTTGCGGCGTACACGATAGCTCCGCCCAGTTCACATATTGAGTTTTTGTAAGCAATTTCATTGTTCAGCGGAATGACGGCTGAATATATCACCTGCCCGTTACCCTGTTGCATCACATAGGTACCCTGTGATGTGAATACAGTTAATGGGTGTTGCCCGAATTGCCCTGCGGATAACGGTGCGCTTTGAGAGGCGAAACAACGGATTTCGTTTGATGAGTTTCCTATTTGGTAGGAATACTTGGCTGGAAAATGCAGTATGTTATTGTTTTGCGACACCTGAACCCTATTAGTGTCTTTGTAATATCTTCTGTCCGCATGAAGCGTGGTTAATGGGTTGTGTGAAGCGTCCAACAAATCAATATACACGGCGTCATTGCTGTAACTTAAGTAGCCGGTGTCGTCTGATAAAAATTCCCGATTTGTAATGCAGTATGCAAAGTTGTACATCTTGTGGCTCTTCAGGTCGTAAGACGCAAGTTCCCGGAAATGAACATTGTCAAAATACACAATACGAATTTTGGTAGCCCTCAAATCAGGATAACTTACTACATTTGGTATTCCGATAATATACCTGTCAACTCCGTACAAAACCAGATGTGTATAATATGGATTAAATTGTTCCACAACGTATCGGGCTCCCTTATCGGTTTCAATGGTAATTTCACGAGCAAATACATATCCTGAAATTGCGGTATTACTATTTCCACTATCACCATACAGCCACTTGGAGGGATCGTCCCCTTTCCAAAATTTAACATTCAAATCACCAAGATGTAGTTTTGTGTTGTAAACGTATGGGGTAGCGTCCGGCAGTAAGATATGATGAGTGAAGTCGTCAATCGGTAATTCTGGTTGTGCTTGAAGAATAAAAGAACCGGCTTCATCTGTACTTTCGGTGGTCTGTTCGGCATCTTCGGTGTCAAACCAAAATTGAGGCTTGTCATTTTCCTGTGAACGGAAAATATTACCTATCCATCGCCCGAACTTTTTCCACGAATAAGTATTATGCCTAACCGGAATCTTTTCAACAGTATCAATACTCTCCCCACCATCACCATTGTAGTTCAGTTTATTAATACTTTCATTTACGCTTATTTCAAACTTAGTTACACCCATAGTTGCATTAAGAACATCCTGTAATGGAACTTCTTTTGCTAAATATAGCGGGTATAAATTCATTAACTGGTCAAGGCTGTCTGTATTGTTTGTAAAAGCGTATTTATAAAACCCGGAATCATCACCAAAGTCCTCAAGGTTGGTTTCAAATAGATACTGACTTACATCCTGTGACATAAAAACACATAGGTGTGTGATTAACCCCTTGTACTTTTCAAGGTTAGTTATTACATTCCCTGGGTCTTGAATGTAAAAAATAGGCTTTCCACACCTGAGCGTACATTGATAAACCTCATTAGTTGGGGTTATATCATCCCTTACTCTGGTAAAATACGCCTCCTCGTCTGACAATCTAAGCAGATACGGTTGGCTGTGCATAATATACGATCCGTCCCACATGCGATAAGCCCATTGGACTACTGTGTATGCGTGGCAAAACAACCCTTTGTTTCGCATCTTATATTTTGCTACAATAATCGCATTAAATAGTTCCGCCTGAGTCTGAAAGAAGTCCTCCGTTTCTGTCGTGTCAGTTGGTGGAACGGTAAACTCATCCTCGTGTTGATAACTGAAATATACCTGCGGTTTTATATCCTGTGATAAGTGTAGATACTGGGAACTGTCATTATTCCAGTGATAATAATACACGGTTTTATCTGTGTAAATAACCAATATACTGCTAAGGCTGGTAAAACGGGAAAAGGTTTCGCTTGCCGCTAATTGAAATAAGTTGGTTGAAGTTCCGGCATCAGGGTTAATACTGACAATATACCTGGTCGCTGGATTGTAACCAACATAAATACTCGTGCCTGACGCATTGCGTTCCGGGTGGTAATAAATATCGCTGCATTGATGGTTATATTGCCATTCCTGTTGTTTCGCCCCAACGGTCTGCCATGCGCCGTTATGATAGCGCATGTTTATGATTTCTTCGCACCCGGCGTCCTCACAGTTCATATCGTGCTGATGACGTTTAATGCCTGACGGTATCACCGTTATGGTTTTATTTTGTTGAAGAACGGCCTCGTTGGTCATAGCTGGAAAAATTAACTTGCAAATATAAGCGATTTACAACTTATAATTTATTCGTTGGTTATTTTTGTTATGTTTTTAGGATAACTTATACTTTCCACAATCAATAATAGAAACCCAAACCTTGTGATCAATACCAGGTACAGTAATTGGCCTATACTCACTCCATACGTACTTACCCATACGCTCAACCTTGTCGCAGATTTCGCTATACGAATACAATTTCACCCTGTTTTTGAACGACATAATATTTGCTATTGTTGGTATTGGGTAGGTGCAGTTGTCGATTAGGTGGTTCACCGCATCATGAAGCTGTTCATCTGTATATTTATTTTCAGCCACACGATCCGCCAACACTAAATAAAACATTTTATCCAGTTGAGGAAACGCAGCCTTAATGCGCGCTTGCTCTCGCTGAAAACCAATTTCGGTTAACTCATCATGATATGGAACTAATTCAGTTCCGTTCTCAGTTTTTATTATTGAAAAGTGCTTTTGCGATGGCATTAAGTTCATCGTCTGATACTTTTGCAGTGCGGTTTTTATGGTTTCCATTTGTTAAGTGGTTATTAATTTCGTTAAATTTACTCAGGATAATCGATAAGCTCATATTTTTATATAACCAATCGTCACCAATATTTAAACATAACTTAAAATATTGCCTTAGCCCATCCAATACCTCGTCACTTTTAAGTGTTGGCCATCTATTCTTGTAAATGGCTAATAATTTACCAGCAGACGATCTTTCTTTGCCATCATTAACAACTTCGTAAATTAGGTTACGTGACAATAAATATTCTTCTTGAAACATTTCAATAATTGACTGAATAAAATCAAAACCCTTTTCTGTGGTAGGTAATTTTATCCTCCCTTTCTTTTCCCCCATACCCCCTTTATTATCACTTTCAATTACAGTTTCATTTTCAATTTCATTTTCAGTGTTTGCTTGCGCTTTTGCTTGATATTTTGCTTGAGCAAATTGCCCACCTTTTGAACCGGCTCTTGCCCTCTCGTCTGATATGTAACTATCTTTAATCATACGCTTTTGAAAGATTTTATCTTCCTCCAAAATTATAACACCTTCAGCAATTAATTCATCAAGTGAAGATTCAATAATATTTAAACCATAAGGCAAATATTTAGCAAGTTTACAAGCAAAATTTTTTGTTTGCTTGTCGTTTTGCTTGTCTTTTTGCTTGAGCAAAATTGTTCCGTAAGGTTCAGATTTGTGCATAATACACATAAGGCGTATATAAACCCCAGTTGCCTGAGCGGAACATTCGATTAATTTTTCATCAGTCAAAAAGTCCTGAACATATAATGGTAAATATGGTTGATCTCTTAACGGCATTTTTGCACCCCCCAAAAGTGAAAGCCCTGGAAGTTTGAACAGGCCATTTGGGGTGCATGACTACCCTCACTGCTCGCCCCCCCAGGGCTTTCTATTTGAATTAATATGTTCTGAATTGTGTTCATGCTTAAATAAATGGCGGTACAAATATAAATCAAATATCGTATCTCATTTTAATACAGGTGAAATTTTAATCAAGCAGCAAATTTAAAATGAATTAAACCATGTTAAACGGGATAATATTATTAAGAATGTTTATAAATTACAAATTATTTTACAATCAATGTAATTTGTGTTAAAATTTGTTTTATTTTTACAGCATAATTAACAACCACGATGAAAACTAAACTCCAAAAAATTTACAAAGCCAGCCAGTGCAGCGACATTTCAGATTGTGACATTGCCATAAATCAGGTTAAGGAATTAGCCCATATTTACGGATGGTCAACAGCATTGAGAAACCGTTATGCCAGCCTTGAAAAGAAAAGGGTGCAATTAACTTCACTAATATGAAAATGATAGACGATGAAACCGCAATTCTAAAAGATTCATCTATTGCAATATTTAAAGATGATGGATTCGTTATATATTATCCATCAAGAGAATGGAAAAGACCAAAATGTAATAAAAAATATGGAAAGGTATTTACATATATGTTTTCATCAAAAAAACAAGCTATTGATATATTTAATAAAATAGACGAAGATTAAAATAACAACCACTGCCAAAGAAACAATTAACAACCACGAAATTGAAAACACCGCTAGAAATAGGGTATAAGTACGGCCAAATGCTTTTCTCTCTACAGGGCAAATTACAAAAGGGCAAAATTGATTTTATCCAGTGCGCCCGGTATGCTCTTTTGATCAATAAGGCATACGCCAACGAGATGAACCGAGCGACTGAAGCCTTGCATATAAATCAATTTATCAAAGGTTATGCAGCAGGGGCGAAGTCACTGGAAGAGAAACTTAAAAACTTTAAGCCATGACAGCAGATGACTACATCAAACAGGCCGAAGCCTTAAGCCTTGAGAAACTTGGCGAAATCAATTACCCATTTATTGTAGGATTGCTATCCGTAAAAATAACTCATGCTTACCAACAAGGATATAATGATGGATTTGAAGACGGCTGCGCTGCCGGGCGTGGTATAATTTCGATAGATAAAAAGATCACTGAGTACAAACAGTCAAAAAATATTGAGTCATGAAAAGAGAAATTAAATTTAGAGGTAAAAGAATTGACACGGGAGAATGGGTGTATGGCGACTTATTGCAAAATGGGTCAATTACACACATCAGCAACTTTGACAACGGTGTATTCCGAGATCATTACGAAGTCGATCCAGAAACTGTTGGCCAATTCACCGGCCTAACCGATAAGAACGGCAAAGAGATTTACGAGGGGGGTATTGTCAATTTTGAATGGTCAGATAAGAATGACAGTGAAATGATTAAGCATGAGGTTATTTTTAAAGACGGTGAATTTAGAATGAAACCAATGAAATCGTTGATGGAAACATGGGAGATAAGAATATCAAACTATGCAAATCAAATAGAAATTATTGGTAATATCCACGAAAACCCTGAATTAATTAAGCCATGAAAACGGAATACCGCTATGAAGGTTCAACCGGCGGTTATTCCTTCCGGTTTAGTAGTTCCTGAACACTTTCGGGACGAGTCACAAGTTGCTTGTCAATCAGGTTAATCACAAAGTTCGACACCTTATCATTGGAGTCGGACTTTTCATTTGGGTTAAGGTTATTGTTAATCGCCTTTAGGTAGACATCAGAAATAACCTTGAAACTTTCGTTTACATCTTGAAGTTTCGTGCTATCCGGGATGAGTTCTTCATACCTGGTGATGCACAACTTCAACAACCTCTCCATATCCCCAAAGAATGCAAACTCTTTCTGAAGATGCCCAACCTTTGCATCAGCAAGCGTGGTTAATCCAGCGGCCAGCAATTCCCGGTCGTCCTTAATAGCCAGTTCTGCAAGGCGAAACTTTGCCCACTCCTTTGTGAGCCAGTTGAAAATTGCGTCCTTTCCAACGCCCGATACGCGTGATGTTTCATCTACATTCCTGCCGAGGTCGTGGTACAATTCGACAACCTTCATTTTTTGCTCCTGGGTATACCTCCAGCCAGATCGGTCTAATTTTATGGGTTGTTCTTCACTCATTTTAAGTTTTTTTTATTTTTGATTTCCGCGATTAAAACGGTCGTTATCCATACTCATGATTTTGTGATTTTAATGTGGTTGTTATACAAGTTACCAACAAGTACTACTGACAGCGTTTCAATCGAAGTTTAGTGCAAATTGATAAAAACAATTTTTTATACCACTTTACCAAATCGTCAGGGTGTGAGTAAACTTCTTTCCTATTTACTGCTAAAAAACTTGGCGTAAGTGGTTTATTAAAACTCATTAGCGAAAGCCACACCCTGCCGAATACCAGCACTTGTAAGCGTTCTTTAAGCGATAATCTCCAGCAACTAACAACCTCTCCTGTTGGGCTGTCAATTCTAAGTGCTGGTAATGGTTGGTATTCGGGTTGGTCTTTTGCGAATACAATGTTTTGGTGTTTAAATTCTACTGGTTTCATAAAAATTGTTTTTAAAATTTACGTTTCAAATTAAGTTTCTACTGAATTTACCGTGCCAGTTGGTAACACGGGCTAAAACCGCATTAAAACGACGGTTTAGCCACATACGTTACCACCATTTGATATTCTTTTCATTTCAAATAGTCATTTACCACGCCCATAAACTCATCCAGCGACAGGCAAACGTGATAGGCGTAACGGGCTTTAATCGCCTTGTTTTGGAACTCTTTTTGCGCTTCTGTTTGCCCATTTTTGCCCGCCTTGAGTTCGATGAATAGCCCGTGCATTAAATCATATCCGAAAATTTCATCATCAGTTTTTACGATAGTAGACTTCATAACGAAAAGATCAGCAACACCGGCCAACGTCCCGGTCTTTTTCATGCGTGCCGCTTCGATAGCGTTCCGCTTTCCGCCGTTGGGGATGGCGAAGCATACCACATCAGGATATTGCAGCTTTATCCAGGTCACACAAGCGATTTGAAGGTTATCTTCGACGTGTTTCACAGCTCCAGGATTTTCGATTTTAACCACTTTGCGCCAATACGCTCTCCGATATGCCTGTTAATTTCATCAGCAGGGAAATGCATATCAATCTGCTCATCAGTTGGGATGGGGATTTCGGTAAGAATAACGTCCGTTTCTTCTGATTTTGAGTTCCACAATTCGATAGTTTCGGGCATAATGTATCCGTCCGGAACTTCTACTTTCAATAATAGTGTTTTCATTTCTCGTATTTTTTTAATATTTCTTTCAGCTTGTCAATTTCTTTAATGATCTGAATTTTCACTTCCATGCAAGTATTACAGATGCTCCAAACGCCTGTATATTGCTTTGAGCATACAGGGCAGGTTTTCATGGCTTTTCGATTTGGGATTTCAGGATTTCAAGTACTGCATCAATAGTCGAATTTTGTACAATGTCGTATGAGCTTGGCTTTGGGCTTCCGTCCCATTTCATTTTTTCCACCCGCTGAATCAGCGATTGCATTGATTGTGGCTGTTGTGCTTTTAATTCACGTTTATCAAAGTCTTCATTATACCACCTATCCCTATATGGGATATCAAGTTCCTGTTCTAATTTGAACATTTCTTTGTCCCTTTCTTTTTTCAACTCTTCTAATCGATCACTAAGCGACTGGAGGGAGGCGGGTTGCTCTGATTTGGGCAGGTAAGCGTCTGGCAGGGGATCGCTGGTTGTATCGTTAAATTTAGCCTGCCTGTTTACATCTAAATAACCTCCATCAAATTGGGCGTGGTAGGCTTCGATAGCTTTTAATACCTGCTCGTTTGCAATAAGATTGTCAGGTGTAAATGGTTCACTCCTTCCGTAACATTCATATAGTATTTCTTCCGGTGTTTTCATGACAGTAGGATTTCAATATCAAAATGATCAAATGATGACCTTGATGGTAAATATTTTCCATCTTCAGCCCAAACTACCCACTTTTTATTAGGCGTTAATTGATGTGCCTTCGCCTTGATAACCGGCACGCTGCGCAGGATTTTTAATGCAGCTACTATCCCATTGTTAAACATAAAATCAGGTGGATGTACCGGATTAATTATTTTTTCGCATTCCACCCTCTCAATCAGCGACTGGAGGGGGGCGGGTTGCTTTACCGCTTCATGGGCCTGGATTCCATACTTAATAACCTCATCTAAATCTGATTCGGTACCGCCCCATTTGTCTAAATACTCTTGTTTTGTCATGGCTTTATGTTTTGTTGTTTTTTGCAATTTTGTTTTTTTGTTGGGAATATTATGTTAAGAGTGCAATAATGATAAAAAGTGTATCCATCATCTGGGCAATCCCAATCAAAATGCCTGCAATTTTTACAACACGGTGGAATATCTTTTGTCATGGCTTTATGTGTTTAAGTTTCAAAACATCTTATCAAATGATCATTATATTCAAGTTCATTAATAACATCCGCCAGCCCATAGAACTCGTATATTTCAGGTGAATTTGACGGCAAAGCATCTAAAATATTTTGAACGAGAAATAACGATTCCCGCTTTGCGTTGTTGAACTTTATTATAGGGCTTTCCATCCCCGTCATAAAATCACCTCCAACGTATGGATAAACCACGTGGTAATAGTGTTTCATGATTTCTAATGCCTTGTTGTATATTGGGTTCATGATTTTGTGATTTAGTTTAAATTATAAACTACTTTGTAAAATATATATACGTTATTTAAACCGTAATATAGGCGTACTATATTTACATTTATATAATATTTTATTATAGGGAGGCGGTGCGATAACCGCAAGGTACCAATCGTGTGTTGTTGCACTGTCGATGTGGACTTCCTCGATCTTACTGCCAGGGTTTTCTTTCTGTATGCGCTCGACCATTTGTCGGGCTTCGTGTTGCGTGTCGAAGTGTATCATGCAGCAAAGATAATTCAATTACAACCACTTTTTAGCATAACAAAGCGAAATTATGCTAAATATTTTTACTTAAATCAATGACCTTTGTGGGTTTAAAATCTGAACCCATGCGCAAGATCATCATTTCAGTAGTCATTATCCTGGTTGCCGTTCTTGCAACAGTGTCGTATATTCACCCAGTGCAGACCGGAAAAGATTTGCAGTATTGCATTCCGTTCCTTTCGCTACTTCCGCTAATTATTTCAGCGGCAAGTACAGCCGGTCAGCTTGGCGGTCAGGCTGCATCCAATCAGAAGGCTGGAATTGAGCGTAAGCGTTATGAGAATCAGTTACAAGGCAGGATTGACGACCTTAACGAATGGTTCAACACTGAAAATAGCAGGGACTTTCTCACTACTGACATTGCGCAATCATCCATGAGGGGACTTTTGGGGCAGCAGGACAGGCAGGTACAGGCACTCAACAATGCCAGCGCATCCGGTGGTGCAACCCAGGAGGCAAATATCGCGGCAAAAGGCAAGCTCAATGAGAACTTTGCCGATGCGGTTGGGAAACTTTTGGGTTATGGCACGAATTACAAACAGGGTTTAAGACAACAGTACGACTACCGTTTACAATCACTATATCAGCCAATGGATCAACTTTCGCAGTCAAAGATTCAGGATTATGCAAACTTTCAGGGCAACCTTGCCAATGCGGGGAACTCCGTAAGTCTTGCCGCCGGAATGATTGATTGGGAGCAGTTGCTTGGGAAGGACAATAATAACTTTGCGGCTGGTACAAATTGGGGAACTGGAGAGGGTTACAGCACTGGAACTTAAGCTATAAACAATGTATTTCGATCCTGATTGGATATTCAAGCAAAAGCCGGAAGACCGTTACCCGAACATCACAGGTCTGATGGATGATAAACCGAAGCCACCCAAAAAGAAAAAGGCCGAGGTTGTCAGTTCTATGGCTGATGTGTTTACCAGACCTGAACCCATTGGTAAAATGCAGCCAGCACAAGCTCAAATACCAACCGTGCTGCAATCCGCACCGGATTACATGGACAAGTTGGAATCACGAGGTAGTACGCTGGATATGCAGCGGAACGAGTTCGAGCAAGCCTTCAGGGATCGGATAGGGCGCAATGAAAAGTGGCTGCTTCATGACCGACCAGGTTTAGCCGCTAATCCGGCACATCAGCAAAATTATTATGGTCGTGTTTCTAACCGCGAATACTCTGATCCAGTTATTACTATTTCAGACCCTAAATATAACATACGTAATAATTTAAACGTACCAGTTAAAGTAATAGATGAACTGAAAAAGTATGCTCAAGCCGGGCAACTTACACCTGAACAAACCCTATTGCTTGCAGCCATATCATCCAATGAAAGCGAATTTGGCACAACCCGCGATTTGTTTGGCATTAATTCACTGTACCAGGACTTTCCTGGAGGAATAAGACAATTACCGGGTAGTTATGAGGCGAATGAGTTGTACAAGCGATATTCAGGTGATCCGTATAAGGATGTTATTGGTTGGTTGCAACGCAAGACGGATAACTTTGCCGACATTGAACGGATGAATCCTGGGTTTCAGGGTGATAAAAATGTAAATCCACGAGGCGAAAAATATACCGACCGCATCATGCGGAACGCTGAAATACTGATGAGCAACCCTGAGTTCTTACAGGCTTTATTTGACGGGCAAGTGCCACAACTTAACTTTACACAACAGAATTAGCCATGCCAACAACACCCAACATACAAGAACTTTTAGAGTTGGCCGCCGGAATACAGGGCGAACAACCTGTTAATACTGACGATCCCAATGTGGTGGCAAATTATCTAAATGTACAGCCCGCATTGCAGCAGCCAGCCATGCCAGCCATACAGCCGGGTCAGACAATGGAGCAGTACGCCCAATCATCTACAACACAACCGAGTATATTACCGGGTGCAAGACAGCCGGTTACGCAGCCACCTCCCCAACCACAGGAAGATGAATTGTTAAGCGGTTATGAAGATTATTTGAAGCTATTTGAAAAGACTATCGGGCCAGCCCCGGAACTCGATAAGAAAAAGCGCAATCAATTAGCAATGGTGGCCGGTATCAATGCTTTAGGTCAGGCATTAAAACAGGTGGTTGATTACACAGGTAGGGTTAAACATGGTGCGCCCATCAATCCACAAACCGATCAGCTTACCCCGGCACTGTTATCTCAGTACGAAAAGGAATACCAGGATTATGTTCAACGTAAAGACCGGTACAACCTGACCAAAACCAACTCCATGCAGCAGGCTTTACAGTATGCTTATGGTGATGAAAAAGCCCGTGAGCAATACGAGAAGCAACTTGATTTATTGGGTAGGCAGCAGGCATTTTCTGGTCAACAGAGCGATGAGGAAATGAAGTTCAGGGCGGGGGAAAATGAAAAGGAACGTAAGGCAAGGGCTGAATTGTACGGAACTCAGGCCACACAGCAGGCAGAACAGGCTAAAACACAGCACGGATATGACCTTGAAAAGCTGCAAAAGAATTACGAATACGAATCTTCCCTTGCTGCACAACGGGCAAGTGATGCCCTGAAAGCCGTGAAAGAAAAGTATGGATTCCAGGCCGCAACCAAAGCAGCCACAGAACTTGCCAAAAAATCATTGCTTGTTACTGATGAAGACCCGAATAAACCCATAACCATACCTCCGCAGATTTACCTGGATGTCTTACAAAAACAGATCGCATTGCAGAATCAGGACTTTACAGAGTTCCTCACATCCACAGACTTCAACGCGACCAACAACGCAGGTGATATTATGGTCGCCCGTTACTGGAAGGACTTTTACAATCCGGTTTACGATGCAAATGGCGATGTGATTTCATGGGAAACGAAGGGCGCAAAGTATGAGCCACAGGCCACCCCAAGTGGTGATGAAACCCCAAGTATATTTGTACCAAAAACAAAGTAATTATGCCGGACGATAAACTGAAAATATTGTACGATAATCTTATTGGGACTGGTAAAATCACTCAAAAAGAAATGGGTGATTTTCCCACATTCAGTAAACTCATGTCCGACTCCACAAATGTCAGGACGTTTTACGACAATATTACTTCCGGTGGCATCGTGTCTCCAAATGAAACCGGAGACTTCAATACATTCTATAAGTTCGTTTCCGAAAGCATACAACCACCGCAGGACTTCACGTCACAACTGCAACTGATTGATACCAAAATAAAAGACATTGACTCCAAACTTGCGCCTGCACAACCCTGGCAGGAAACCATTGGTGGTACGGCGATGGATCAGTCGATGGAATTGTTTGCCAAAGCAACAGGTCAGCCACAACAGCCAAAACCACAAGCACCGGCTGATTACACAATGGAAACACCGGATGATCTGAATAAGCAACGGTTATACCTCGAACACGCAAAAGACCTCTTAACGCAGGCTGATAAGTACAGCAAGGTACAGGATGCCGGTGGGTTTGAAAAGTTCGGCAGGGGTCTTACAAGCCCGTTGGCCAAAGACTTTTTCTCAGCCGGAATATCTGAGATGGTTCGCAACTTTGACATTGTGGGCGTTGCCCGTAAAGCAGCCGAAGGCAAACCACTTTCGGATGCAGAACAGTCATTGCTCGTTGCATACGGAACATACAATCACCTGCTATCAAAAGGCGGTGATGACAGTATATTCAGCCCGTACCTTATCGGGCAGCAGATCGCAATGCAGATTCCTTATATGGTTCAGTTTGCGGCAACCGCAGGCATTGGTAATGCGGCAAAAGGTGGTGTGAATACACTACTGAAAGTAACCGAAGCCAGCCTGAAAGACGTACTGAAAGATCAGGGGTACAAGGCAGCATTGCGTCAAATCGGGAAGGAACTCCCCGGAATCGTTGCAAAAGGTGCGGCGCAAACACCGTTTATGCCCATGACCTACACTATTATGGGTGAAAAAATGATCGGTGAAGTTGACCAGATGGGCAATGTTACCAATCAACCAACACTTTCAGAAGGTATTTGGAAGGGACTTGCGCAGGCATTCCCCGAAGTATTGACCGAAAGTATGGGTGCGCACATCCTGGGTTCGTTCAATGCGCTGGGTAAAGGTATCGGCAAGAAAATCCCCGCGAATGTCACGAAACTATTGACACCCGTTGAGAAATTCCGTAAGGCAGCAGCGTTCGGCTCGTTCACCGAGGAGTTCTCCGAAGAAATGATGAACAATGTGCTAACCCCGATGCTTGATCCCGACACCGAGTTCAAAGACGTATGGACGGCACAGAACATTCTTACCACAGCATTGACCATTGCAGCAACGGGCGGTGGGTTCTATGCGGTCAACCAGGCGTACAAATCCCTTGATGAAAACGGGTTGCGTTCAAAATACCTGTCAGGTCTGCCAAAAGATGTGCGTACCAATGTAATCGGTGCGCTCAAATCAGATAAGCCGGAAGAAGTTTCTCAATTACTGTCCGACATTATCAGTAAATCAGGCTTACAACCACAGCAGGCAAAGGGCATTCTTGATTATGCGTGGGCTGAATCCATGCGAAAAGGTATGGCTGAATCACTCTTTGAACAAAACAAGGAGATTCAGAAGCGGCAGATCGAAAAAGGTATGCAGGCCGAAATCGCACCCTTTGTCTATAAGGATGGTAAGACCTTATACCAGGTTGCAACCCGTGATCAGAACGTGTACTGGATTAAAGATGGCGAAATCAGTGTGAACCCGGAAGGTCATTCCTGGACATTGGGCAAAAAACCACTTGTCGGTATCCCGCTGGAGGGTGGCGAACCTGTTATGATTGCGCCAACCGAAATCTTAGGGCTTAGGGCAAGCACTGTTGAGCATAAAATATCGGAACGGTTGGCTAAATTCGAGCAGGAAGCCGAACTCACCAAGACCGTTCAGGAGGCTGAGGACATTCTTAAAACAGAAGCCGCAGAAGCTGCCACTCCAGACCTAAAAACCGGAGACATAGTTGAGTTTAACGGACGTGAAGCTGTCATTGGTCAGGTTTCAGGAAGTGCCATTGATGCAAGGTTTACCGATACGGACGAACCCGTGGTAATTGAGCCGGATCAATACCAAAATGTCCAGTTAAAGCAGAAAGAAACTGGACAGCCCCAACCGGGTAGTGGAACTAACCAACCGGTAACTAACCAAAAGGTTACAAAAGTCTTAAAAGCGAAGGTCGGTAAGAATGAATTGTCGGTGAATTTCACACCGGATGCTAAGGATAATACACTTTTCACGTCCGATAACTCTTTTTCACAGGAAAGTGATGCAAATAAGGTTATAAAAAGTCTGTCCGACAGATATTCCGGGCTGGAGTTTACCACAGTAAACACCAACACCGATCCGTTTGCAGAGAATAACTTTGTGATTACGGCGAAACCTAAATCTGCCCAGGTTACAGTAGGGCAGGAAGTATCGAACCCGGTTAAAGGCGTGGAGGCCGAGAATGTCACCACACCCACCGGGGGGACAATTTTAACACCACAACAGGCGACGCAGGCTCAATTAGAACAGCGGGTAAAGGATTTACGAGCCGAGCGTGAGGGTTTACGTGATTCAAATGGTAATGTGTCTGATGAAAATATACAAAGATGGAAGGATTTAAACCCAATAATAAGGCAGGCGGAACGTGACGCAGCGAGGGGAAATAGCGATGGTCAGCACATATCTATTAAAACAGCACCAAAGTCTTTAGAAGAAAACCCACGGGTTATTGCCGATAAAGATCAACTATTGTTAATAGAAGCAATAATTGAAAACATCATAAAGACATCAAAAACCGTTCAGGAAGCTGTTGATAGAATACGTGCTAACTATGTAATGGACAGTAATAATTGGCAATTATTTTTAAGATACCTTGATGATCGGATAAACAATAAGCCGGAGGTTGGTAACAATAAACAGTCATTTTCCGCATGGCGCAAAGGAGTTTACGATAAAGATTTACAACAACAAACACCACAACCCAATGAAACCCAAGAAATCCAGCAAGAAGTCGAGCAAGAAGTCGAGCAAGAAGTCCCCGAAGCCGAGTTACAGCCCGAAGAAGAAGGGCTGCTGAATGAACCGCCTATAAAAAAGTGGACGGTAAATAGGTCTGCCCCAACCAATGAACAAGCACCAATCATTAGTTATAATGATATTGATCTTGAATTATCTGGGTTTGATGCAGCCTTTGAGGATGGCGATGTTATTAATAGGGTGGAATTATTAGAGTATCGCGGTAAGAATCAATACGGGCAACCAGTTGGAACGGTTGTTATTAAAGGAACATTTAAAGACGGTACACCATTCAGGGAAAAATATGAGGTGCAATTTAAAAAGGGATTTTCAAAAAGCAATTTAAAAGAGCCATTAAAAAGGATTAATAAGAATGAACCTATTGCCCAAGCCGAACCCGTGTCACCACCACCTCAAGCGCAAGCACCTGAAGTGGAATTGCCACAGGAAGAAATCGGGCCACAGCCTGAATCCGGGCAGACATCAAAAGAACCGGATTTAAAGGTACAACCTGAAACTCCCGCAGAAAAATCAGGGGAAAGCCTGAAAGTTATTGACAATAATTACCATAAGTTTACGACAGATTTAGACTTAACCGAAAACGTATCCAGCATTCCCGGTAATGCGAAAGCCGGAAAGATCGGCAAAACCGATGTGGTTGTCTACCAAAAAGACGGCAACATTGCCATTGAATCCGTGTGGGTTCCCTGGAATGACAGAAAACAGGGCGAAGCGTCAAAAGCAATGCAATCTTTGACAGATAAAGCGGACGAGTTGGGCGTGAACTTAGAGCTCCGTGCCGTGCCGTCTGAGGATTCAGAGATGACAGCGGCGCAACTGAAAACATGGTACGAAAAGTTCGGATTTAAGTTCATTGGCAATAACGGCCTCCGCACTCCTGGACAAGTAGGTGGACAAGTTTCTGGACAGAAAGTCGGACAAAAACCTGTAAATCAGGTTGCGAAAGTGGACACAAAGCGGGCAGAAGCGCAACCCATTTCCGAAACTCCGCAGGAAAGCGTAAAAGAGGAAATAAAACAAGCCGAAAAAGAAACCGACACCAACCCGTCCGAAGCGCAGAAGAAAGCCGGGAACTACAAGCACGGTAAAGTTACGGTTCAGGGTATGGAAATATCCATTGAGAACCCGAAAGGTAGCACACGTTCCGGCACAGATCAGGACGGCAAGAAGTGGTCGCAGAAAATGGCACACACTTACGGCTATTTCTTAGGCAGCGAAGGTTATGACGGCGACCATGTGGATGTGTTCATCGGTGAGAACCCTGAAGGCAATAAGGTATTTGTAGTCGATCAGGTCGATACTAAGACCGGGGAATTTGATGAATCTAAAGTAATGTTGGGCTTTAATTCGGTCGAGGAAGCTAAACGGGGTTATCTGGCAAATTATGAGAAGGGATGGCAAGGATTAGGTCAGATTACCGAAACGACCGTTGAGGACTTTAAAACATGGCTCTATGACGGCGCAAAACAACGGCTTCCGTATGGGGATTATAAGGATACACCAACTCCGGTCAGTGGTAAGTCGGAAAAACCGACCGAGCAGTTTGTCGGCGATGTGGTGGGTGGAAAGTCAAGAGAAGAATTAATGAATCCACCAACCATTTCATCCCTTGATATGGATGAGAAGTTGCGTCAACATAACGGGTATCTTTATATTCAAGACCGAGCATCCAACCAACACAAAATATACTTCAATGAGAAACAGGGTAGTCGTGGGATGTTCTACCTTGAAACGCAAAGATGGAAACAAGATAGGGCGTTTCACCCACAAAGCGGTGCGGCAGCACACTTAAACCCAATACTTGAAACTATTATTTCTGGATTACCACAGCCTAATCGTGGATTCCGTGACTTTAATCAAGTCCAGTTGCGCAACAATCAGGATAAGCCTGTTGAGTATTTTGAGGATATTACCATTAATGAAGTGCCATTCCCTGAAGATGTTGAGGAAACCCCCAAAGAACCTTTTGTCGGCGATGCCCTAAAGAAGAAAGAGCCCAAAGTCAAGAACCTCGACAAAAAGAAGCGTGCCGTACCCAAACGAATAAAAGACGTGATGCGTGATCCACAAAGTTTCGAGGAAAGCGTATTGCAATTCTTATTAGGCGGTGGCAGATTTGATGTGGCAGACTTTGAGCGTCATACCGGATTTTTAACCAAAGCATCCAAAGATAAAATCAAAAAGCCCGTCAACGGAAAGAATAAGACCGATGACGAAATGAAAAAAGCCATGCTATTTGCCCTGCGTTACGGTGGAGCAAAGATGGACACCTTTGGCGACAATAATGAGTTGTTTGGCATGGATGACCGTGGGGCGATGGATGTTACCAACGAGATTGTTGACATTATCAAAAGCCACACCTCCGTATGGTCAATCGTCAAGCGACTTGAGGAATTACAAAGCACGGATGCCAACATCCCAAGTAATGCTATCGACCCGGATTGGAAACCCGAAGATATTGAAGAAGAAAGTAGTTCGATTTCAACTACCTTTGCACTAAGTACGGATCGGGATATTAACGACATTATCAATTCCTACGGTGGCGAGCAAACCGATTGGGCTTCGCTGCTCAATGAAATTGAAACAGACCCAGGTACATTTACCGTGTTTCCGTATGGGTTAAACCAAAAGCAATTTGCAGAACTTAAAAAGATTGTAGAAAATGAACTTCAAAGAAAGACAACAGGCGATCAGGCGGTTCGCCCAACTGAAGGCGAAAGCAAAGGGGACGACCGAACTGGAGGAACTGCGCAACATGGCGGACGAGTACCAGGTCAGACACCTAAAGAGCGTGAAGTCCAGCGAATAAAAGATGATTTCGGTAAGCAAATTGCTGACCTGAAAGCCACACGGGTAAGTGATACCGAACTGCGTAACAGGCAAAACAAAGCCGTTGCGGAAGCCAATAAGAAAATCGGTTTATTTGGACAGTCCGGGGAACTTGGCGAACAAGATATGTTCGCCGGTGAAGGTGCGTTTGGCACGAATGAAACAGCGATCCGCAAAGATATAGCAGACCAGGTTACAGCCTACAATAATCAGGTCGATAAGACTATTGCGCAACTCGACAAAGAGATGAGGGCGGAGATTAGGTTGACGGAAGGGCAGGAAGAAATAAGATTCCAGCTTACGCCGGAGGAACCTATATCTGACAACCTTGTTGCCCTACATAACATTAACGAGGGTGATATTCGCAATGTGGATAAGTTGGGCGGTATGGTTGCGCCATCCATTGCGATTGTTCAAAAAGAAACACCGTTTACCGACTTCGGTGAAATAACACTTATCGCTGATAAGGAAACCGTTGACCCGAAAAACAGCAGCGTAAAAGTGTTTAAGGGCGATGTGTATTCACCAACCGTCCCCTCCTTCGACCTCACCGATAGCTTGCGTGAAGCCGCACAACAGGGCTTGCCGTTGTTCAGGCTTGAAACCAACCCGATCCTTTCCAAATCCGCCGACTTCTTTGGCGATGCAGTATTCGGGCAGAAATACCAGGACTTTTTAAAGTTCCACGACCATTTAACGCAGATGGCGCAGAGGGTGTCCGAACAAACCGGAACTAAGATCACGGTTGTCAAATCCGCAGGCGAACTCCCGGCGTATTTACGGGATGCCGTCAAGAGAAAGAACGATCAAGGCAACTTCGCACCCGCATTGTTCTATGATAAAGACGGCAAGCAAGAAGTATGGCTGATAAGTAACCAAACCCGTTCAACGCAGGATGCCGGAATGTCATTACTGCACGAAGTGGTCGGACACCGTGGATTACGGTTACTCTTAGGTGAAAAGTACGAAGACCTGTTACGTCAGGTGTGGGCGCAGATGCCCGAAAGCGAAAAGAGAAGGCTTGCCGGGTTGTATAAATCAGCAGACCGCTTACTGATTGCCGATGAATGGATTGCAAAACAAGCTGAAACATTGGGCGACAAAACACCGTTATGGGTGCGCCGTGCGTTGGCTCAAATCAGGCAGTGGTTACGGGACTTAGCCGGAGTAAACTTAAAATTCACCGACAACGACCTCGCTTCGTTATTCACCCAAAGCCGCAAAGCGTTACAGCGTGAGGCCGAAAATAGGGTGGTGAGTGGTAAGTTTGCCGGGGAGGTGATCTTTGACAAAGAAACATTACGCCATGCCATGACGTTGTATCACGGCACACCGCACGACTTCGATAAGTTCTCATCAGATAAGATCGGAACAGGCGAAGGTGCGCAGGCTTACGGGTACGGGTTGTATTTCACGGACTTGAAGGAGGTGGCGGAGTGGTATGCGGATAGGTTGGTTGGTAAAAAAGTATTTATTGGCAATGAAGATGTTGATAAATTATTTAACGACACAGACAATCAAATATATAGTTGGGTTAAACTGTATGTTATTTCTGATGGGTTAAATAAAGAACAGATTGTTGGCAAGTTGGAGAAAACCATACAAGACAAAGAGTGGATCGGTAATTTCCCTGAGTTTAAACCCAAGATTCAAGAGGTATTAAGAAAAATAAAAAACACTGAAATCACATTAAAAACGGATAAAAAGACCCTCATCACCGCCACGATCCACAAGGGCAAAGAGGCGAGCGAGTACGACTATTTGAGGTGGGATAAGGATATTTCAGATAAACAGATGGATAAAATAAAGGTTCAATTACAGAAAGAAAACATCAATCATATTATTCACCATGAAGACCCACAAATTATTAAAATAAATGACAGGGATTGGTTAGGTAGGGTTACGGGTGAGGTTATTTATAATTATTTATCCAAGTCTAATATTTTAGGCTCTCAGCGTGAAGCCTCCGCCTTCCTTCTCCGTGCCGGAATTGACGGCATTAAGTACCCAGCAGAAAGCCGTGGCGACAATGCCCGTGGTTTCAACTACGTGGTGTTCGATGAAAACGCCATCGAGATCGAGGATAAACTGAGGTTTCAAATCATCGGTGAGCAGGGCGCACAGCGTTTGGTGGATGCCGGGCTTGCCGTGGATTCAATTCGCAATTTGCAAATCGCAAAGGATATGGAATCTGCCGGGAAGTCAGAAAAGGAAATCTGGCTTGCGACAGGTTGGCAGAAGGGTAAAGAGGGTAAGTGGAGGATGGAGGCGCCGGACATTTCCCTTAAAATAAAGACCGACAGCAATGGGAAGTGGTATAAGAGTGAGTTTATAAAACTTAGTGATGTTATCAATGATAACAACCTGTTTAAAGCCTATCCATCACTGCGTAACATATTTATGTATGGAAGTATTGACCCATTAATGCAATCAGTTGGTGGTGAATATAAACCGGGCAAAGGTAAAGACACGCCAACGTCCAGCAAATCGCCACCTGAAATATCAATCTGGGCTACTGATGCGGATAAATACAAGGAGTATTTAATCCATGAAATCCAACACCACATACAATTTGAGGAGGGATTTTCTACTGGTTCAAATTCATCCAATGAACAACAAAAGATCAACTTTAAATACAACCTTGCCAGAACTCTAATTAAAGATTACACTAAGATTAAAGAATCCGATGAGTGGAAACGGTACGCTAAAATTGCTGATGATTACGTGGACGGAAAGGTGAAGCCCACCGATTATTTCAAGGCATTTAACGATTGGAAGTCAAGCCCTGAATATACCCAGATGCAAGGTATTGAGGATGAAATTTCAAGTATGGGACTTGATGCTCAATTACTGCGTGACAACCTATACCGTCAGGAAGATTTATTACGAATGGCTCGTGAGGCTTACACGAACAATGCCGGAGAAGTCGAAGCCCGCAACGCCCAAACCAGGCTGACCTATGACGATGCCCAACGTGCCGCAACGATGCTTTCCGAAACCGAAGACGTTGACCGCAACGACCAGATTGTGTTGATGGACAGGGTGAACAATGCGATGGAGATGATGAGTGAAGTTCCGCAGACGGAAACCGAAGCGTTTAAGAAGTGGTTTGGGGATAGTAAGGTGGCGAATGAGAATGGTACACCGAAAGTTGTGTATCACGGAACGGATAAACAGTTCACCATATTTAAAGGTTATAATTATTTCACCGCATCAAAATCAATGGCTGCTGAATTTTCCGAAAACAATCAGAATGTTGCGGAAGAATTTGGGTCTTTATACGATGGCGTCCCCACTGTGATGCCTGTTTATTTAAGCATTCAAAACCCATATATTGTAGATGATTACGAAGACTTAACTGATTTAGCATATAATAACAGCATCCCCGATTTAATCAAAGATGGATATGATGGTGCTATGGCTAAAAACATGGAAAGTATTGTGGTATTCTCCCCCACCCAAATCAAATCCGCAACGGGCAACATCGGCACATTCGATGAAACCAACCCGGACATTAGGTTTAGTTTGATGGATGACGTTTGGTCATCCCGTACTACCGATAAGGTAAATGATAATCCATTTAAAGAGGGTGTACCATCACAAAAAAAAGTCAAAGAAATAAAGCAGTGGCTGGATAGTCACTCTGACAAATATAAACCCGAATACGTTAAATTCTATCATGGAACGGGAATAAATTTACCCATCGAAAATGAAGGATTAAAACCAACATCACAAACAAGGCGCAGAAGTTATCAGAGTAAAAGTGGCTATGTTTATCTTGCCAACACACCAGAACGTGCTAAAACACTTGGTGATTTAGGAAATTCAAGCCGTAGTGCAGTCTATGAGGTTATCGTTCCCGTGCGGGATTTATTGCCAGACACAGATCAGCTCAATAATCAGCGTGCCGTTGGTGAGCCTATTGGGAATAGTGTGGCTGAAAGTATTATTTATGGTGGTGGTGTTCGTATTAAGGGTAAAATAGAGCCGTGGCAAATAATGAGAATGCCCGAAGCCGACATCCGTTTCTCCCTGCAACCCGGACTAAAATCCGATTATTATAACGAGGAGGCAGGTAAGCTAAAACAGATTGCCAACGATTTACAAAAGGAATACAATGATGATTTTGTGGTCAACTTTAATGAGTCTAACACAACAAACTCGGCATACATTAAAGTTCTCACGAAAGATTACAAACCGCTGGTTACGTTCCGGGCATCAGACCATGAGCCTTCGTTTGCACGAACATACGGTGAACGTATTTACCCACTGACTTTCGGTGAATCTGAACGGTGGGAAAATCAAGTGTTTCAGCAGGTGGAGGCTTTTGTGCAGGATGCAAAAAACAAAAGGGTTGCACTTGATAAAGTTGAGCAGCTTAAAAAGGGTCAGGTTGTTGAGATTGACGGCGTGAAATACACGGTTGTTGGCGCAAACAGGAACTATGTCACAATTCAGGCTGTTAATCCTGTAACTGAAAAGTTGGACGGGATGAATGGCGAGTTTCCAAAAATGCACCGGGATAATACAATAGGACTATACGGCACAAATAGAAGTCTTGCGATAAAAGGCGAACCGCTTACAGAGGGTGTGGTACTGATTGATTCTGGCGACCGTCAAGGTGTTAAACAATTCACATTTGAACGCACACATAAACCGTTCAGAACACTACGGGCGGATGTTATCGCTAACAAACTTGGGTTCTATCCGCAACCAGAAACAATTCGTTTCTCATTGCAGCCCCCACCTCCAGCCATATCCAAGCCCTACACCCCGGACGATTTAACACCGGCTGACATTTTCGACACGGGTGGTAAGATTGAAGACCGTTTCAATAAAGCCATTGAGAACGTATTCGATAATATGCTTACCGTTAAGTTTGTTGAGGATGAGGTCGAGCGCAGAGGTGGTAAGTTTAACGCACATTCAAGGCCGTACCGTCAGGAAAACATGAGCCGGGCGCAGGCGCAGGCAGAACGTGAACGCTTCGATTCTCAGATGGTCAAGCCTTTTGAGAAAGCCATTGCGGATATTCTCAAAGCAACACAGGGCAGTAACAATGAATTGACCTACCGTGATGTATGGATTTACCTTGTGGCTAAACATGCGCCGGAACGTAACAGGGATTTGGGCGGTGCTGAAGGTGTGGCTTCTGGTAGTATTGATGGTATCAAGCTGACTGATGAGGTGGCGCGTTGGTACATTGATCAGTTCGAGAACAATGTCAATAACTATGACGGCGACCTGTTACAGAAGTTATGGGATGCCAGAAACCGCATGACAAGATTCACGCTGGATAAATACTTGACCAGCGGAATGATTACCCGTGAGGTATACGACAAACTGACCGACCCGGTGAATGGATGGAAGGATTACGTTCCGTATCGTGGTTGGAAAGACAGTATGAATGAGTTATTCGACTACCAGGACGAAGGTGCTGGTGGTGCTTACAGCCCATTCAAAAAGGCAGAAGGGCGTATCAGCGAGGCAGACGACCCGACCGTGTACATGATTTCAATGGGGCATACCGCCATTGCGTTCAATGCGAAGAATTACTACAAACAGCAGATGGCGAACCTGATCCTGTTAAACCCGGACATCGCAGACCAAAAAGACCTGTTCTGGTTCAAGCGGGTTTACCGGGTTTACGATACAGAAGGTAATATCATTGACGAAAAGCCACAGAACAAATTAACCGGGCTATGGATTGAAGACCGGGGCAATGGTACAATTACCGTTGTGGGCGATAAGGTTCAGGACAATAAAAAAGCCTTGCAGGACTTAGGCGGAAAGTGGGACATTTCCAGGAGGGGGTATACCTTTGGTGCAGCACGGGAATCCGACATCAGGGTTGCCATTGCCGTTAATCCCGGAACGGTTTCAACCCGCGTTACCAAAATACACGAATCCCGTAAACCGATATACCTATCAAAACAGCACGAGGTTGACGTGTGGATAAACGGGGAGCGTGCCATCATGGTATTTGCCGACCCGAAAGTGGCACACGCCTTAAATAAAGACAACACCATCCTAAAGGACACGGCACAAACCATGCAGGAAACAATCGGGAAGCCGACACGGTACTTAGCACAGGTCTTAACGTCTAAAAACCCTGCTTTCTGGCCGGTAAATATGACCCGTGACATTGGTTACGCCTGGGCTTGGCATGCCGTGAATGAGGATATGGATGCCTCAAAGTTCTTGAAAAATATTCCTATCGCAATAAAGGCTTCGCATCGCTACCTTAAAGGTAATACCGAACACTTGAAACAGAAGAAATTCACCCCGGACAGTATTGATGCCATGTATGAACGCTGGAGGTTATCCGGTGGTGAAACATCTTACTTCCGCTTGCTGGACGTTGAGAAGTTGCGCAAGAACGTGGACAAGGATATGCAAATCCTGATGGGTGAGCTTTCCGTTGCGGGTAAATTCAACGAGAATGTTATAGGTAAGGCCGGGGAATGGTTGGGTATCTATTCTCAGTTATCCGAAAACATTTCCAGATTTGCTACATACCTGACTGCTTATGAGCAATACCGTTCCAAAGGTATCGAAGACGAGGAGGCGCACAAGCGGGCAGTTGCGGATTCAAAGAATGTTACTGTAAATTTTGACAAGTACGGGCGTGTTACCCCGCTACTCAAGGGCTTATACCTGTTTATCGGGCCGAACTTGGGTGGTGTTTACAACATGGGCAAGTTGGCTGCAAAGAACAAAAAGGCTTTCGCATACGGTACGGCTGCATTTATGGCGATAGGTTTACTGTCGGCTGAAATAGCAAGACTGTTAAGCCCGCCGGACGATGAAGACCCGACCCAAAGAGAATACGACACCCTGAATGACTTTATCAGGGAAAACTACCTGGTACTGCCTAATCCGGCATGGTTGTTCACTGATTCAGCAAATGAATCCTTTATTACAATACCTATGCCGCAGGGTTTCCGTGCATTCTCCGCAGCCGGCGTGATAGCAAGCGATATAATCCACGGCAAAGAAACCATCGGCAAGGGATTTGGAAGGGTTGCGGCTTCGATTGGTGATGCCTTCATGCCGGTATCCATGAACTTTAAGGCAATGACAGAGGGTAATATTTCGGCTGAGAAAATGGCAAGACCTTTAATTCCCGATGTGGCTAAGCCATTTTGGGATATACTGGTCACAAACGAGGACTTTGCGGGACGTATGATTACACGTACACCGTTTACAACAGCAATGGAGGAAAGGTTGCCGGAGTTTACCGAAGCCAGAAGGTTCAATAACCCCTACATTGTAATGGGTGCAAAAATGTTAAATCGTTTTGGTGGTGGCGATGATCTGAGAAGTGCCACCTTTGAGGTTGGTGCGGACGGGCAAATTCGGTACAAGGGATTCAATCAGGTATTTGATCAGAATCCGGCACGAATTGAGTACCTTATCGAAGCGTACACGGGTGGTGTGGGAATGGAGTTGAACAATACAGTCAAGACGTTAACGTCCAGTATTCAGAAAATGACCGGTAATGAGGAGGCTGAAATTGACAGTCGGAACATTCCAATCCTTAGAAGGTTCTATCGTACCGCAACGGACGAAAACGCATTCAGCACGTGGGGTAAATTAAAAAAAGAGGTGGATGATCATGTGTACTTCATGAATAAGTATAAATCAGAGGGTAATTACCAGATGTATAACACTCTTCGTGGCAATACTTATATGCAGGGGATGAAACGACTGGTTGACCGCACGGAAAAGCGGGCGGACAAAATCGAAGAAGTAATCGACTGGAAACAACAGAGCGACGAGAGCGTGCAGGCGTATTACGACAAGATGGAGGATATGTACAAAGATGCCATCAGGCAGGCGAAAGAGTTGAAAGACAAACAAAAGTAACTGATATGAGAACTAACTATGACGGTATTGATGTCGGGCTGATGACCACCGACAACCTGATTCCCGACTTGAAACAGGTTAAGGCTATGACGTTCAAGAAGCGTAAAAGCACGCTGAAGGACGATATGGAAACCATGACCCATAACAAGCGGATATTAGAGGAATGTTATCAGTACTGGACTGCCTTGCAAGACTTCCGGGACAGGCGAAAAAAGAATCGTTTATATTATCGTGGCGACCAGTGGCATGAGTTGATTTCAGACCCGGACACCGGTGAAACAACAACGGAAGAAGACTACATTAAAGCACAGGGTAAGATTCCGTTCAAGCAGAACATGATCCGCCAGGTCATTAAGAATGTGTTGGGTCAGTACCGGATGAACCCGATGAAATCAATGGTGGTTGCCCGTGCCTTTGGTAAAGGAACCGAAGCTGATATGCTGACCAATGCTTTGCGGTCAGTATTGGACTTGAATAAGGTTTCCGAACTTGACGTAAGGAACTTTGAGGAATACCTTATTTCAGGTGCTATCATTGGTAAAATCAGGTATAAATATTGGAAAGAGCGCAACCAGGAAGATGTATGGATTGAAAATGTGTCACCCGCAAGGGCTTTCTACAATACCGGACTGAGTGATATTCGTATGACCGAATTGGTCAAGATCGGCGAACTCATTGATGACGACCTGGATAATATCATTGGTGCTTTCGCCGCCAACGAACAGGACGCCGAAAAGATCAGAGGGTGGTACACGCAAAGTGCAGAACGCTGGCCTACTGTTATGGGTAACAACCTGACCGCTGACAACCTGGATGCGGTGGATTTCTACTGGACTTATGACAATTCCCGGCAGAGGGTTATTGAGGTGTGGTATCTTAAATCGGAATGGCGGACGTATATTCATGACTACCTTGATGGTAAGGATAATATCGTACCGTACAGCATTGATGAAATTGCCAAAATTAACCAGGATCGTATTGCCTACTTCGTGCAGAATGGTGGCAACCCGACAAAGGTTCCGCTGATTGAAGCAACCCGGAAGTACGAACAGTTCTGGTGTTTCAAGTATTTAACACCCTGGGGACACACCCTGGCTGAAGGCGAAACGCCTTATGATCACGATTCACACCCTTATGTGATGTCACTCTACCCGTTATTGGACGGTGAGTGCTGGGGATTCGCGGAAGACATTATTGACCAGCAACGGTACATTAACCGCCTGATCAGTTTACAGGACTTTATTATGGGCGCATCCGCAAAGGGCGTATTGATGGTTCCCGAAGATGCGATACCGGACGATATGACCATTGATGATTATGCTGAAGAATGGACAAAGTTCAACGGTGTAATCAAAATTAAGGTGAAGCCGGGTGCGCAGATGCCGCAGCAAATCATGAGCAAGGCAAATCTCCCCGGTTTATGGGAAATGATCTCCATGCAGATGAAACTCATTCAGGACATCGCAGGGGTGCATGAAGCGTTACAGGGGCAGGCACCGAAATCAGGGACACCATCTTCTTTGTATGCACAACAGGCGCAATATTCACTGACCAACCTGAAGGAGTATTTGGAGTTCTTTGCGTTCTTTAAGGAACAACGGGACGTAAAAGCGTTACAGACCTTGAGGCAGTATTACAACGAGAAAAGGTACTTCGCCTCATCCGGCAGTTCTATGGATCAGGAAAAGGCTGTTTACGATCCTGACAGGGTGAGAAACCTTGAGGTAGAACTGAAGGTTGCGCCGTCAATGGATACGCCGGTTTACCGTCAGATCATTGATGACATGCTATTCCAGTTGTTACAGGCGCAGAGGATCGACATTTCAATGTTCCTTGAAAACTCCAGCTTACCGTTTGCAGACCGCTTGCTTGAACAAATCAGGCAGCAACAGGAACAAATGCAGCAGCAGGGCGTGATACCTCCAGGTGGTGCGATTGACCCTGCACTTGCACAGCAGGTTCAGCAAATGGCATCGCAGAACGGGAATCCACAAGCGATGGCGATGGTGAATCAACTGATGTCACAGGGGTAAAAATATTTTATACATGATGTAAAAAGTGGTTTAAAACTGCTTACCTTTGTCGTGCTTACCAGAGCATTAAAGAATCCTTCGGATTGTCAAACCCCCGGCCGTGCAGCTTATGGCGCACCAATCAACCGGGGGTTTATTTTTTAGTGTTATAAATAGTTGGATTATTTGTAACTTAGCGGAAAATTACTCTTTATGCCTAAAGCAACAATAACTTTTGACCTGTCCGACCCGGATGACAAGCGTGTACACATGGAGTGCATGAGGGCGCAAGACTTAATTATGGTCATGTATGACTTCAATGATTTTCTGCGAAACAAGCTCAAATACGAGCAGCTCCCAGATGGTCAATATGAAGTTTATGAAACCATATCGGATGAATTTCACCGGCTTGTCAATGAGGCCGACTTGTCTAACTTAATTTTTGAATAATGAGCGGGCCACAACAAAAACCAGTCGTAAGACTAAATGAGGACGGAACTGTTAATAAATATTATAATGGTGTAAGGGAGGCTGCGCGGGATAACGGCGGTGAAAATTGCAAATTCCCCATACGCCGATCATGCCAGAGTATGACGCGCACCCATAAAGGGTTTAAGTTCCGTTTTGCCACACCGGAAGATTTACCACAACCGGAGCCTGTTGTTACGAGTAGTATCCTGAAACGCATTGGGGAGTTATATACCGATAAAGAACTCAAGGCTATTGCTGAGGGCGGGCGAATCATCCCTGGTGCTGAAAAGGTTCCGATTATTGATTTTGATGGCATGCACATTAGAATAGGCGCGATAACCGATACACATATTGGACATCAGAGGTTTTCCGAGGATAGGTTATTCCAGGCGTTTGAGGAGTTCAAGAAAGTTAAGGTGGATTTTATTACCCATTCAGGCGATGTCACTGAGGGTATGAGCGTCCGCCCTGGTCAGATATACGAACTTGACCAGATCGGGTATGACGCACAGAAGCAGAAAGCGATTAATATGTTTTCACAATGGACAGACACCGTGATTTATGCCATTGATGGAAATCATGACCGTTGGTATCTAAAGGCTAATGGGGCGTTGATCGTAAAAGATATTGCGGCCAGTGTTCCAAACTTTAAATTTATTGGTCACGATGAGGGTGATATTTCATTGGCCGGAAAAGCCAGCATAAGGTTGTGGCACGGCGAAGACGGCAATTCTTATGCACTTAGTTATCGCATACAAAAGATTGTTGAGAGTCTTTCCGGTGGAGAAAAACCCGACATCTTACTATGTGGACACACCCATAAGTATGTAAATATCTTTGAGAGGAACATCCATTGTGTTTCGGTAGGTTCTATTCAGGCGCAGACATCATGGATGCGTGGAAAGAGAATTGCGGCACACGTTGGGTTCTGCATACTTGATGTATGGGTAAATGATGATGGTATTTCAAAATTCGGTTGTACTTGGTATCCATTTTACACGTAATCGGGAGGTATTATAATGGGATCACACATCAGATTAGAGAACAGGATTGACCAGCAAAGTAGTGAGGCCATGAAACGGCTGCTCGCTTGTATGAAAAAATTAAGATCGGACGAAATCGCCCGTCAGTACAAGTCTACAAGAGATAAATTCATTTATAATATGTTTTAGTTATGAGGAAAATTATTAACCCTGATTTTCTACTGAAGTATGCCGACTAAATATATCCCAACGAAAAAGACGTATTCGATCAATTCCTTCGGGGACATTGCGAATGTGATCACGCCGGAGAACCTGGACAATTTTCTGACAGACCTTAAAGGTGCGCTTGTGGTGTACCTTACAATGGTCGAGATTAACCGCCAGCAGCTTGCGCCAGTATTTGACAACACTCCGAATAACGAACTCGTGCCATTTTACGGCCTGTATTGGACGGATGACGGCAAACATGATATTACACTAACCTTAACTGAAAAGTAACGTGCCAGATATTTCAATGTGCAACGGCTATGATTGCCCGATCCGCAATAAGTGTTACCGGTTCACCGCAAGACCGAATAAGGATTATCAGGCGTATATGAACCCTCCGGGCAAATGGATTGGAAGACAGTTTGAGTGTGAATATCTTATTGACAACGAACCTTATGAGCGAGAAAAGAGAGTGCGCCGTTAAGATGCTGATAGAAAAACATCATGAATTAGGCAATCAGCATGCCATATTATCGAATTACCACCACGAACTCGCTAAAGATTACGAAAATTACCTGTACGAATTACGCAAGCCTGGTTTCAAAACAAAGGGGTGGTTGCGGTATTCTAAAAAAGGACGGACTGAGCCGTATGTGGTTCAGGCGGATGATGGGCAGGTGAGGGATTAAATAAGTCGAGTTGCCTTCTGTGGCGCTCAAATCTCTTATTGCCATCCTTAAAATAGTCTGGGTCTAATTCCGTCCCCCAAAAATCAAAGCCTCCATCCCAGCAGGCTATCCGGGAACTCATCGAGCCTAAATGTGAATCGAATATCTTATTGCCGGGTTTGGCATAGTTCTTTAACAGCCATTTGTAGAGAGCAACGGGCTTCTGGGTGGGATGGATTCTTTGCTCTTTATCTTTCATATTTCCTTGTAACATTCCCTGCCATTTAAAAGTAAACATCCTGACCGCCGTTTCAAATGATGTCCAAGCAAGTTCACAATCAGCAAAATCAGTTTCGCCATTATCTTTATTCCAAACAATCCAACATGAACTATCGTAAGGGTTAAGGCTTATAAAATGATTTGCCCCCCAAATAATTTGATTATTTGAAACCCTTAATAATTCCGTGAAATAGTTAATATCAGGATGTTTTGTGTCCCACTCTTTTGATATAAATTTAGTCGTTTTAGCTAAACAGCCCCTTGAATGATTACTAAGCCCATCTTCCCCTATCCCATACGGCGGGTCAACTATTGCCAACTCAAAGAACTTATCCGGCACTTCCTTCATAAAGTCCATGCAGTCGGCTAAATATACCCGGCTTATAGGTTGCTCGTTTAAAGTTAGGTCAATCTCCATTAATCCCTCCTCCCCAACGCTATCCTCGACTGTGCCGGACATCCAAAACACTCCCTGGTCTTGCAACAAAACTCCCCGTCCTGTTTTATCATCAACCTGAAGCACGGCCTTCTCCCGCAGTCCAGATCACGGACGGCAACCAAGACGTGCCGCTTTCCGTATTTACGTTCTATGTGTTTTGTTGGGGTCATGGCTTTATAAATCTCTCCAGTATCATATTATAAGCCAGTGGCAAGGTCATTAAATCAATGTTGTATTCTGGCTCGGTTAAACCCGTTACGTTTCCGTATCGGTCTGTAATGACCTCGAACTGATGATGGGCATATTCTACTGTTGTGGTTACATTCGGATGGGTCACAATAAGCGCATGCGTCCGATAGTCGTTTTCCACCTGCTCGATCATTTCACCACTACCGTTTTTGTATGCCTGCTTTCGGCTGGCAACGATAAGGCAGGAAAAGTGGGTACCTACTTTTTCACTGATTGTATTATAAACTTCGTCCGGGTTTTGGCGCAAGTCGGTACGGTGAACCCTGAAGATGTTCGGATTCAGTTGCTCTATTTCGTGTGTCATGGATTTCATAAATGGGGACGCTAAGGTACAACAAAAAGAACGTGACTACACTTTATTTTTTTGCTTATTTTTAATCTTCATTTCAGCATAATACAGGTCGTCATAAGTGAAGCATACCGGTATTTTTAGCTTCTTTGCCATCTCGATTTCAGCAAGCGTACCGGTTGAGTCCTGCCAGTTTTTCATTCCGGGAATATTCGGAACGACAATCAGCGCATCACTTACCTTGAGCCATTCCATTGAGTAGTCAAGGAATTGCTGCACGGTAAAGTTGTTACGCCATCCGTTTATAACAAACTCTTTATCGTGCCACGGGCAGAACGGGGCGTAACCACGCTGGAATAATTCAACTGCGGCTTGCTGACCACGACCGATGTTTTTTAGGACATCAATGACATTATCAGCGCTATAGGCTCCGCAAACATAGACTTTTAGCATCATTTCAGTAATCGTTTTAAATTCGACTTTTGTTGCACGACCGTAAACTTTTCCAGTTCATGGATAAGCTGTAATATCTTTTCCTTTGGTGGTTCCGGCAAATGGTTATTACCGGAATCGGCCCCGATGTTTATTTGTAATGGCGCAACAGATCGCATAATATTAACCATTTCAGCTATATCAAAATCAAGTATTGGCTCAACCGTAATAATAACCGACATTCCACATGATGAAATATCGTGCATCGCATTAGCCCTCATAAGCGGTTCTGGGGAGCTGCACATCAAATCATATTTTCTATTACTTTCGATGGTGGTACACATTATACAATTTGGCGGCATATTTATGTTTAAAAATCTCAAAGGATTCTTTGTTTGAAATAAATACTTATTATCAAACTTTTCGCAATGTTCTAATGTCCTAATAATCCAATCCTCCGGTATATCATTCGCAAACATATCGCAGGACGACCCAACAAAGATAAAGTTGCCCGAACCTAAATCGGTTTTAAGTTCTTTTTCGTCAAACCTAACCGGCTTTTGTTTTCCCCAACGGTGCATGTAACAATAACTACATCCGTGCGGGCATTCACCTTTAACTGTGTTCCAGGTGAAATCTATCCACGGATACATATTACCATTTGATGGATTTAACATTTCTTTTCCTCCATTTCGATTAACATGTCAATATAGTGCCGGGCTTTCTTTAAGTCCTCAATTCCGTTCTTGTTTTCGTAACGGCAAATATATTTGATAATATTTCCTGGAATAAATTTAATCCCGTTCTCGTGAATGAAAACCACTGGCTGGACTTTAAAATCCTTGTAGTGCGAACCGCCGACTTGCTGATTGAGTGCGGAGAGGTCAACTTGTTTAAGTTTTTTGCAGACGGGGGTGTCCGCACGTTCCCCTTCGAACTCCGCAACAAGTTCCCATACACCCTTATCAAATACATAATCCTCCGAGAACGATTGCATTTCTTTTGTGTACTTATTCCTATAAAGTGCCATAGTCTTAATGTTTATGTTTATTACAATATATAACCATCCCAACTTGCTCCCCGTCCTTTTTAGCCTCCACAATAAACTTATCAACTTCGTCCGATTCACCACAGAAACAGTCAATCCACTCCATGTGAGAAAGTATATCCCAGCAGTCAACGCACCACAAATCAGCAGTTGGCTCAAACATGGTATCGTCCGGCTTGCTGCACATGGTCAGGATAAAAAGCGATATGAACACAAGGCGTTTCATTTCATTCCAAATATATCTTTCAAATTATCCAGCACATCCTCATCTTTCAATCTTTCCGGTATGACCTTGTGCCACCTGATCGCACCCATGACTTTATACTTAGCATCTTCCTCTGAATTTGCCTCAATGGTCGTCTTCATCTTCTTGCCGAATATTTCAAAGTAGACGGTGTATCTCATCTCCGGGTTGAACTTTTCGCCCAAGCGATTAATAACAAAAACGACACAAGTAATGCCGCCGGAATCCACATGGGAGCAAGTACCCACCACCACGACCACTCGATATATCCGGTAAGTCTGAGTACAATAAACACTAAGGTCAACAGTCCTAAGAAGCCAACCCCACCTGAAGGTATTTTTACTTTTGCCATAATTATATTTTTATGTAAAGTTAATCATTTTCAAACCACATTTTACAAGGAATTGAAATTATTAAATGGCATTTGTCCGCCCAAATCAAGGCGGTAACAGCAATGGTTGTTAGCTACAAGTTAGCAACAAGCGGTGTTCGTGCATCTAATCAAGGTTATCACTAAATAAACCGTAATTAAATATTTTTTGCCCACGCACTTCGGTTTTTTCAAAACCGTTTGGGTTGGCAGTTGTGCCGTTAATCCGCTTTTCTGCAATCTCAAAGTATTTATCATCTTTTTCAATTCCTATAAAGTTTCTGTTTGTGTTTTTACAAGCAACTCCTGTGCTTCCGCTTCCCATCGTCAAATCAACTACTAAGTCATTTTCATTGCTAAAAGTTTTTACTAAGTCTTCTAAAAGTAATATCGGCTTTTGCGTTGGGTGTAATCCTTCATAGTCTTTTTTGTATTCGAGAATATTGCTTTTAAATTTCTTGCCATTCCATAAATTAAATGTGCTTTCACTCTCTTTTTTTAATTGGTTGTTTATTGCTTCCAATTCTTTATAATCTCGTTGAAAAAATCCAGTTTGTTTTAATGTATTGTAGTGTTTTTCGGCAGGCATCATCCATTGTTCACGCCCCCAATAATGACAAAGTAAACCTCCGCCTTTTAAACTTACTCCGCACATCGTTCTTAATTGCTTATCTGTATATCCTGCATCCTTTACTTTTTGCCTTTCAGCAATCAAATAATCACGAACTTCATTATCTGTCCCATTTTCATATATTTTACTAAATACCAAAATATCCTCAAAATAACTTACAGGCGCTTTCTTCGCAATCAAACTATTTGCAAAATGGTCTTTTAACCAAATCATTCTATAACTAAACGGAACATTTGGATTTGCTAATGTTGTCATTTTGCCTGTATAAGGTTCTTGGCTAAATAAAACCATTTTACCATTTTTGCGAAGTATTCTTTTTGCAATCTTAAATATGTCAGTTGGCTCAATTGCAAAATCCCAATGTATTTTATTATTTTCCCATCCATCCAATCCTGCACCGTTCATTGTCCCGTATGGTAAATCCGTAAGTATCAAATCAACAGTTTGAGTTTCAATCTTTTCGCTTTCAATTAAGCAATCTCCTTTATATAAAATCATTTTTAAAATCCCTCCCTAAAAAATATTTAATTACTACATTCGTTCATTTAATCAGCGTTATCGGTTAAAGTCCGCCAGTTGCTAACACGTTGTATATGTCAGTTTTGCCAATT